GGCAATATATATGGTATAAATCTCATCGAGGTTAATCCAGCATATTCAAGCTTTATAGGAAATTTAACATATTCATATTTCGATCCATTGTCTGCATCTCTAGAGATTTGTAGACGTGGTATAACGAAATATGATAAAAACAACAAACAATTTGGAAGTGTTGATTCAATTAATCTAGAGAAAGTTAGAAATTATCTACTAGGTAAGAATGTTCAATTTGGAGATGGAGATTTTTCTTCAATTCCTAAACTATTCAAGTTGTTTATCGGGAATAAACTAAAATACCGAAATGAACTAGATTCTAGTTCATTCTTAGAGAATCATCTGATATCAGATAAATCAAAAGTGAAGTGTTATAGCTTTGCATAGATTGTTTGAATTATTATCATGTGGTTTTTATTTTATGGTTAACAAATTCTTCCAACGGAACAAGAAGTTTAAGTGTTCGATACGGTTTGATGAGACAGATTTGTTCCAATGGTGCAGTCTCAACAAAGAACGGAGCTTCTTTCAAAGTTACACATCTAACTTCGAATAATGTGAACGAGGAAATGAAGAAGTTCATGACTGAACTTCCTAAATTGGATGTTGCACCTCAAATCAAAATTTTAAAAACATTAGGTAAGAAAGAAATCACTATTGGAAATCTTTCTGATGCTCTGATCAACAAACTAGGAACAAAAGGAAACGATACCGCTTGGAAACTGTTGGTTCAGAAACTGACTTCCAGTAAAACTGATAGATTGGGCGATAAATTCGATGCTGCAATCAAAGGGATAAATGTTCCTTTCAAGGAGATGACCAAAGAAACTCTGGATATGCCAATTCCTGCATGGTCAGTCTTTAATTGTTACACTGAATTATTCAGAAGTTTGGATTATGGTAACATCGAACTTGAAACAAATAAGATCTTAGATATCTTAGTTTAAATCAACCTGAACCTATATGAAAGCCTCATCGTTATTTGATGAGGCTTTTTTTATATATAAAACATGATAACCAGCTTAAATGAATTTTATTTTTCTAAACATTATTTCTACGATAATGACAACAGATTCAAATTAAGAGTCTTGGATGCTAAGATCATGAACAATCTTTCTGATATGACCAAGGCTAAAGCCAGGTTCAAACAAGCCATGGCGTATTTTTGTTTGGAAAAGTTGGATAAATTATCAACAACTTACAACAATGTAGGCTTAGTGATAGGAAACGTTTTCTTTAGAGAGAATGGTAAAATACAAGCGGCAGATCTAGTAGTTGATAAATCTGAAGGAAACACCTATATCGCAATCATTGGAAACGATACAGTCGTGACTTTGATGCTGGTATCTGGAAACATGAGCAACGGAGACATCTTTGCAAAGCATGACAACGAGAAGGATCATTCAAAACTGGACAAGTTGATCGATATCAACGGTAAGGATCTGGATCTCAATTCAAAGAAACGTGAAACTATAATCATTGACCTCGATATGGATTATGCTGAATTCAACAAGCTTTATCCTGTAGCTAAATTGAAAAACAATAAATGGTCTACAGCAAACTTTTCCAAAGAGGAGATTTCTGATATAGAGGAACATAACAAGAAGAGAGAAAAGGATGAAATTGCAAACAAGGAACATTTTTCACCCAGTGCAATCCCTGAAGATCTTAAAGCTCAGGTTCCAGATAAGGAATTTGTTATATACGAAGGAATGAAAATATTAGTATTTGTCAATAATGAGATTAAATGGAAGACTATAAAGAAATTGATCATAAATGAAAAAGGAGAGAAAAGAGAATTTTCATTAGAATTTGAAAACACTCTGAAACCAATGCCACTGGAAATTGGATCAGCTTTCGTCATAACTCCTGAAATGAAAAATGAAGAATACTCTAAATTGTTAAAAGCTTTTAATATAGATGATTATTCAAAATTATCATTCATCGGCAAGATCACAAAGTTCAATTTCTACAAAAAAGGAAAAAGCAATTCTAAAGTTGATAAATTAGGAGTTCTGATAAACTCAAGACAATATATCAAGACTCCAAATTAAGCTCTTTTACGAGCTTCTATATATGAAAGTATATCAGCAATTAAAAAACCAGCTGTACCAAACCAATTAGATTTCATTAAACAGTAAATCCACATTATTTTAGTACTCCAATAAATCAAACTATACACTAAATATCCTTCTTGGTAACTGTTGATCAAAACATCCTTCTTTCTTAAAAGTTCTTCTTTGGTGATCATTTATTTAAAAATTTAAAGGTTAAAACTCGATATCGTAGTATGCTATTTCAGTTCCGTTTTCCAATTTAAAAACCAGTTCATCTCTTCTCAAGAGATTGAAATCAAAGTTTTTACTTCTTGTAAAAAGAGTTGTGATCTTTGGATATTTTTCTGAATTTTCTACATCATCCAAATTATATAAAAGACTTAACACTTTTTTATCATCTTCTGCAACATACTCAACCAAAGATGGCCCTTTGTCTTGTTCAGATTTCTTTTTGTTGTAAGATGTGAACACAAGTTCAAATTCTTCTGAAGTTGGAACATATATCATTTTTACTTTGGCCATTGGATCTATTTCCAATTCGTCATTCATGTAAAGTCTGATCCAGTGGTATTGTTTCTGTTCTTCTAGAACTTCGTGCTGTACAGAATTGGCAAATTTTTGTACAAATTCATCGATGAATGACAATTTTGTATTTTCAGTATTTTCTAAATTTTCCATGTTTTGTTTTTATATTTTGTAAGTTGTTATTGATTCTATCAATAGATCATCTAACGAGTTTTCTATATCATCTATATTCAAATGTAACCAATTGTTTTGAATATAGTCATGCATGTATGAAGCTAAAACGAGAGACGATTGATTATCACAATCATAAACTCTAGCAGATTTTATGTTTGCTAAATTAAAAAACCAAGTTTTTAAACTTGGTTCTAGTTCTTGGGTGATTAATGATTTATTGAATAAAAATTTAAGGTCTTTCATCCTAGTAGCCCCCAGGCTTATTTTGGCGTGAAATATTTTCAGCATGCTTAGCACAGTAATAATTAGTAATTATTTCAGCATTTAAATTCAATGCTATTGCTTCATTTAACATAAAAAAAATCTTATCTAAAAATTCCATATGTAATTCTTTTAACTCTTCTGGAGTTAATGCTGAAAAAGGTCTAGCCATTGCTTCTTCGTGTTTTGATTTCCACTTTTTCCAACAATTAGGATATGTATGTATACCAGTTAAAGCTGCTTGCATTTCTCGATCTTCATCCCGTATCGCTTCTTCATTCCAATCTATGAATTTTTTTAATTCTCCAATAGAAGATCTTATGTTATCAAAATTATGTCCATATACATCTTCTTGAAGAGATTTCTGCATATTAAAAATTAATGATAAAGCGTCTCCACCATTAGCTCTCAATTCTTGATAATTATTCTCAACTTTTAATTGAGCACATTGTTGAAAATTTGTATTTTTTGGTATTATGTTTTCTTGTTCCATGTTATTTATTTGTTTAATTAAATATTATAATTATTACAATAAGTTTAAAACATATTCAGTTCTATCTTCTATAGGAATGAGAGACAAATTAACATAATCTATCTGTTCCATCTGCATGTATGATTTTATCCACGAATCCATCTTCATGATCTCGTCTTGATTTTGAACCCTAATTCCATCATTAACCAATGATGGATCCTGCATTGGATTCACATAGAATATTTTATGCCAGTCGTTGATTGTTGATAATATCTCTTTTTGTATATGGTTGATCGCAGCAACATCCTGAGAACTCAATGGAGATTTAAACATGGTTCTGTAGTAGAAATATGTCAAAATTGAACACGAATCACAGATGATAAAATCTTTGCTGTTGATGAAAGCTCTTTCTTTCAACACTTGTTTATAAAAGATGACCATCTGGTCTATAGGCCTTGAAGGTAAACCATATTCTGCTATATAATTCGTAGATGTCTCAGATATGAAAATTGAGTTCTTGTGGTTCTTCTTCAGCTCTGTATGAACAGCAGAAGCAAGTGTGCTTTTTCCAGAACAAGGAGCTCCTATGAACCCTATCAATTTCTTGTTTTTCATTAATTTAAAGATTAAAAAAGCCTTATAAGAATTATAAGGCTTTTTATTATTGTATTAGTTTGCTGAAGTGGTTCCTTCTGTTTCTATTTCAACAGCATCAGACGTGTCGATCAGACCTTGCATCCAGTTTCCGATATGTTCTGATAAACGTTTCGTTTCTAAATCCAAAGAATTGTAAACTTTGTTAGTGTCTCCGATTGTTTTCAAAACATTAGAGAATAAACGTGAGCTCTTGTTCAAACCTTTCTCTTTATGCCCTTCTAACAAATGGTATAATACGATAGTGTCGCGCATCTCAACTTCGAAAGAGATATTTTCTTGACGATTCTTTTTAGCATTCGTATACTTATCAAACTCAGATTGTGCATACTCCAAAAATCCATCCTTCACTTTGAAACCAATGAATACATCATTTACTCCATAAGACATGTTCTGTGTGATCAATTTGTTCAAATAATCAAATTCATCATAGTTGATATAGAAGTTGTAACGAACAGCTTGGACAGCATCACGTAAAGCATTCCATTGATCAGTCACAAACTTGTAATATTCGTCTTTCTGATCATCAGTTTCTGCAGCTGCTGCATCGTTAGCTTTCATGTAATCATATGCAACTTTTGCAATATTTTCGATCTCTTTGATCTTATCATCATCTAACACGATACCTCTGTCGCTTACATTTAATTTGTTTTTTGCTTCAGCAACATCTTGTTGAGTTGGTTCTGCTACTATTTCAGCAACTTCTGTTTGTACTGTATTTTCTACGTTTTCCATATATGTTTTTTTTTATTTATTTTATTTTTTTTTTATATAGCTTCTAATTCTCTATCGGTTTGTTCTTTAGATTCCAAGATCTCGATTTGTAATTTCTTGGCTCTTTGCACTTTTGGATATGTGAATTTCTCGATCAGTCCAGTGAAGGTAACACAATCAGGGCGTAACATTTTCACTTTGCCATTGTCGGCATTGACATAAACTTTATCCAATTCTTCTTCGATCAAAATCTGCCGAGCTTCGTCATCCAATTTATACATGAAGTCTTCGTTGAATGAAACTAAAACATCAGCTTCTAACAAGAATGCGTTAACATCTGATAATTTAGAAATCTGAAGAAATTTCTTCTGTTTGCTGTTTCCGATCGTCTTCCATTTGATATCGAATGGTAAAGAAATCGATTTTAGAACTTCTGTAAAAAGTTCATTAACGTCATCTGACGTTTCGTAGTACTTTGATTTTTCATCTACAAATCCCATGTTGTTGCTTGTTTTAAATTGTTTATGAATTTTATAGTTAAATTTTGTTTTAAAGTTTAAAAAATTATCGCTAAAATGATGCCTGTTGCTAATAATAAAGTTGATGCTATGACAATATTTCTTGCAACTTTGGCAGAGTCAAACAACGAATATCCAATCACTACTAAATAATCTTCATCTGTGATCCTTTCCACTTTTCTCATTGCTACGAGTTCTCTAAGTCCTTTCGTACTCAAAAAGGCATCAACTTCAGTTGAAAATTTTAAAATATAAGGTTTAGAGATATCTTCTGGATAATACTGTTTGACCACTTCATCATCAAGATGTATGACTGTATATAAACGATTGACAAGATCTCTTCTTAATGAGAATTTATTCTGAAGCTCTTCTTCGTTTTCGCGAATGACTTTTTTGTACTCTTTGTACAATTTTATTTTTTGAAACATGACAACTTAAACTTTTGTTTGTTTCAATTATATTTAAAAAATACAATAAAGTTTTCTAATGTGAAATACCTTTTTCTTTCTTCTTGCCAGAGGTGCTCATCAGTTCTACCATCTCTCCTGTATTAGCAGCAACTTGGCCCATAGTGGATTTCATCTGTTGCAACTCCTTGAGCATGTTTTCTAGAATGACTGTCTGTTTATCTACCTGTGCAGTAGATCCAGATTTCTTTTGAATAATTGGGGCTTTATTAGCAGTAGGGTTTTTCATAACATCATCTTTGGAAGATTGTTCCATGATGACCTTGAACATATCTGCTAGAGCTTCAGTATTATCAGTGATGACTTTATTAAGATTGTCTGAATCAGCAAGAGACATGGCCAGGATCGATCCTGACACCATACCCAACGTAGTCATGGCTTGTTCTTCCATAGTAGAAAGAGTTTCTGTTAAACCTTTCAACGAATCCGCCAACGTCATATAAGCATTAGCCATTCTCTCTATGCCTGTAGCTGCGGAGTCTATAAAGCCCATTTTTCCTCCTGTCAATGCTGAAACTCCCATCATCAGTTTGGAGAAATCTATCATTCCTAAAGCCATATTACGCAATTGGAATACACCATTATCTATACTGCTAGCATTTTTTCCAGCCTTGATGACTGTTTCAACTAGTTTGTCCATCGATGTTAAATACGTAGAACCTATAGAATTATCATATTTCCCTTTGGCAATCCAAGCAGCTACAGTAGGTATAGTTTTAGCAATTATTATCATTTTCATAACACTTTGCCCAACCATTGCCATATCCATATCTTTAAGATTCAGCATAGCTTGAGAGAATGAAACTATTGATCCACCAGCTCCTTTTGCCCAAGCCTCAGATGGTGATGTTTTCACATCGAATGCCGCTGAGTTAAGACTTAATTCAGTAGCTACTGCTACCATTGCTGTTACTGCAGCTTTAAGGTTTGCAATTTTCTTTTCTATACTTCCACCGAATACTTTATCAAGTATACTGTCATCAGTCATAGAAAGTGCTTCTGTGAACATGACTAATGATGTACCCACCCCTAAAGCCCAGCCTATGGACGGTGCTTTCTTCTCATCGAATACTGCTGAATTTTCATTCAATTCAGTAGCTATTGCTACCATCGCTTTAACTGCTCCTTTAAGATTTTCTATTTTGTCTTCTAGAGAAGTGTTCATTAAATAATCTAGTACTCCAGGACCTGACAGAATTCAACGCTTCTGTAAACATAACCAACGATAAACCTACACCGAATGCCCATTCTGCAGAAGGTCCACCTGAAAAATCTGCACCATTGAGCGTGTTTGCAACATCTACTATCGTTGCGGCCACTATTGCAAGGGATGCAGCTCCTATTCCTGCCATGATCAAGAAGAGCGGATTTCCCATGATCAACATAGCAGGAGCAAATGCAAGAAATGCCAAACCTACACCTGTTGCCCATTCTGTAGTAGGTCCACCAGAATAATCTCCAGCTCCTAAAATATATGATGAAGCTAGTATAGTTCCTGCAACAAGTAAAGCTCCAATTGCGCCCATGGCAATCATAGGTAGGAAATTTCCTGTAATCAACATTGCTGGAACAAATGCAAGCATTGCCATACCTACACCAAGGCCCCAATCAACTGTTGGGAAATTACTATAATCTCCCATAGAAAGAAGTTGTGAAGCTGCGGCTACTGTACCTGCGATTATGACAACACTGAATGCTCCTTTTACTATATTACCAGAATCCAATTTGCTCAAAACCCATAATGCTATTCCCATGACAATAGTGACTGCTGCAACAGTGATTGCTGCTATCAAATTGGTCATAAATGGAATATCTTGGGTTTCTTGTAGAATGTAAGATGACAACATAACAGCTGTAGCCATAGCAACTAGAGTTATAGGCAACATTAAAATGCTTTTATCTTTAACACCTTTCAAACTATCCAACATCATCTCCATACCTAAAGATAATACTACGAATATTGCTGAAATCTGTACAGCTGATATAAATTCATTAAATCCTATAGGTTGTATATTTTTGAGTATATAAGAAGCTAAAACCATTGCTATAGATCCTGAAACAAGAGCCAACCCAAGTCCTGTGATATCTTTTAACGACACTTGCCCAGCTTCTTTCATCTGAGCAAACGCTATTGCTATCATTGGCAAAGCTATCGATAAAGCAACGACGCTTGCAAAATCAACATCTCCTATAATCTTGAATGCTAACCCTATTGCCATCACAGCTCCGGCTATCAACACGACAGATTTTATTCCATCGATCATTCCTTTTTTATTATCAGTTCCTGAAATTTTATCGAATATACCGGTTTCTTTAGAATCTTTTAGATCCTTTACATGTTGTAAGATCTCATCTTGCTTCTTTGCATTCTTCTTGTTGTACTTCTTCTGATCCTTGATAGATTCAACTATGTTTTCTGTGAATTTGAACCACTGTGAGTTCTCACCAAAGAAATCTTCCATGGTTTTGCCACCATCTTCATCATCGTCCTTCTTTGCTTGGTTTTTAAGAGATTCTACGACTGCTTCCAACGACTTTGTGAAATCATTCAACGCATCAATATATTCTCTGTTGTTTGCCATATCACGTAGGATCTGATTTTATGTATATATTGAAAAATATCAAATCCGAGCGTGTTTTTACAACATAGTTAGAAAAATATATACTTTGTAAACAGTTGACAATCCTAGGCTTTTCAAAAATATTGTAAAAAAGTTTAAAATAAATTTTTTTATTTGAGAGAAAAGTTGTAATTTTGTCATGTAAACACCAACTAAAATATAATATCATGAGATTATACACTATAGAGGAAAGTTTAAATGAAGCGGAAGCTCGTCTTAGATTAGATATAATGCCTGAATGGTATAAGAAAGAAATATATGATTTCAATAAAAAAATGAATTCTATACAAATAGAACACGATGGACGAGATATAGCTTTTGCCATAATGGATGAATACCAAGTTGTTAAATGCTTAGAATTAGCTAATGTTATTGATATGGTAGTACTAATTACTGACATCACAAAAAAGGCGATCGATGGAAAGCTTGAACAATATATATTGGATGATGAATACATAATGGAGAAAATCATCAACAGATTTATTTTAGAAAATGTTGACAAAGACACTATATTCGATAAGATCAACGAATTTGGTATTGAAAGTTTGACAAAAATAGATTATGTTTTATTAAATTCATAAAAAATAACTACAAACAAGAAAACCTCGATATATTTATATCGAGGTTTTGTTTTATAAAGAATTTTTTTTAGCCCATTATAGGTGAACCATTAAATAAGCCTTTTCCGTTAGGATTCACTTCCATAGTCTTGGTTGCAGCATCGTAAGTCAAAGTATACTTGTTCAACAAAGGAACTCCATTTCCAAAATCGTAGATAGCAGCAACAGCCTTTTTGATAGTTTCTGCATCCATTCCATGTTTAGTTAAAACATCAGAGTACACTTTCATACTTTTAGCTCGTGCTGGATTTGTTACAAAATCTAAAGCTTCTTTAGAAGATTTTAATGTATCATTCAATACATACTTTTTGTTACCAAAAAGACCTTCATTTATTTCTTCTGGTGTAGCAGAATACTGTTCGAATGTTTTAAGATGTTTCATCATTTTTGTTTATTTTATGTTTTATATATTAATTTTTTCTGGCTGCTTTTTCAACTAATTAAGCTTGACTGATATCGCCTTTCAGTATTTTTATTTTATCATTTAGATCTTTCTGAAGATCTTTATAAATCTTGTCCAAGTTCTGTTTCTGTTTGTTTGCATCGCTTATATCTTGTTGAAGATTTTTTATCTTTTCCGCTGCTCCGGCTTTAGAATCAGGATCTGACATCTTTGCTTGTTCGGCTTGTATCTGAGCTTTAAGTTCTTCAGCTTTCGTTATTTGTTTTTCTCCTGCTCTTTCATTTTTTATTATCTGCCAGTATGTACTCAAAAGTCCATTTCCGTTTATGATTGGTACTACTTTTTTTTCCATATCATCTTTTCCAGCTTTCAATAGTGAAAGCAATTGTCCTTTCTTAGAATTGAAATAGTTCAATTTTGCTTGTAGGTCTTTTTTACGAACCATAGAAGCTTCCCTTTCAACATCTGTTTCAACATCTGCATCCTCAAATAGGAATTTTTCGTATGTTTTTAAGTGTTTCATATTATATATTTAAAATTCCTGAAGAGTAGTGTTTTTCTAATTCCTTATAGTTTGCAGTATTTATATCAAACGTAGATGCCATATCTACTGGTGTAATACTAACTATTTTGCTATCTTCGCTTGTCAATACATTGATTTTAGATATATCAGCTCTGAATAAAAAATCTTTATCTTTTACATTTACTACATCTTTTATCTTGGATGAAGGATTGTATATTTTACCTGAGATTGTATGACCTTTTGTTAAAATCTTTCCTTCTATTGCTATATAATAGAATGAATTGTTTATAGTCTTCAAACTTCCTTGTATGAATGAACTCTTGATAGAATCTAACAAATCTGCGTCAAACATTTTTCTATTTGCTGTATTCGTAGTCAGATCAACTAATCCAGATTCGTTAAACAAAAGAACACTTATGAATAAACCAGTCTTAAAAGTCACAGGTATCAAAGCTATTGCAACGTTGCTCACTGTTTCGTTATTCATTCTGAATTCTCTAGATTGCATTTTAACAGTACTACATTCCAGAACTACAACTGAATTCATATAGTCTTTATGTATTATATTAATATTATCAACTTCTCTGAAATGCATTTTATCAGAATTTGGTTTTCCAGAATTAAATAAATCTACATTCGTATTTTTTCTAGTTGTTCTTACTAAAGCTTTAGTTTTATTGATAGCAGTATCGATATCAGCAAGTTCGTCCAATATTGATTGATCTCTATCAGAACCTTTATATTTTACAAAATTTGAAGTCAGAGAACTGTTGATATACTTCTGTATAGGTTTTGGTATGACAGTTCCTTTTTTTGCCAAAATGTCAAGTATTCCTTTTTCCCAGATCTTGAACAATCTTTTATTTATATCGTTTTTAGATTTTGAATATTTATCATCTTCTTCATCTTTTTCTTCAGTTGTAAAAATATCAACAGCTCTGTTTGTGATAGCTATGATCTCATATACACTTCTCGTTGCACCTTTCACATTATGAGAATCTGAATCAGCAGGCATATTCGAACGATCTCTGCTAGATTTTACAATATTTGAAAATTTAAGTTTTAGTGTTTCTAAATTTTTATTTACGTCATAACGAATATTTTTATCATTCAGATAATTCTTGGTTTCTATATTGATCACACCGTTGATATCTACACCTTTATCGTTCTCAGCATCATCTATAAGTTCCTTTGTTGATCTTGTGAATTCCTCTAAAGTTTTCAAAAAGTTTTTTGCTTCTTCTGTATTAGAAACAATGCTTTTTGAAATATCCTGATATGATATTATATACTCATTAAGCTTCGATATAAATTCAGTCTTTTTATAAACATCTTCCTTTGCTATGAAATCTGTCATCGCTTTTAAATCGGTATAAAAATCAAGCATCAAAGAAACGTTATTAACTTCTTCATTCTTTTCTATGTATTCTTCAGGAAGTTTTTCAATAGCTTGGTCCAATTTGACTAATAGATTTTTTAGGATGTTACTCTTTATACCAATAACATCTTTTATCTTATCCGTTAATGGAGATAATAAACTTACAGCTGATTTACCAAGAAAACCGAATACGGATTTGACAGCTCTTCCTAACAAAGAACTTTCGTCATCACTATATCCTCTTCCTCTTTCAAGCAACATGACATCTTCATTCAAAAGATTATCAATACTTTCATTTAAGTTTTTTTCCAATAAGTGGAAATCTCTATCTTTTAAATATTTCATGTTTTTACTTAATTATTTACAAATTCACCTTTCAGTTTCACATAATCAGGAAGTTCTAATATAGATTTATTATTTTCACACCAAAAATCTCCTCCTACAAATTCAGGACATCCTTGCAGAGACTTTAATAAATTACTATAACAATAAAAATTTTTCCATACGTTTCCAGGGCATCCTTCTAATGAAATCAACTGATTATTTGAACAAGAAAAATATCCTTCTATCTTCTGTGGGCAGTTTTTCAATGTCATTAATTCATTACCAGAGCAATCGAAAGATCCATCTATTTCTACATTTTTCAACCATTCAGGTATTTCTGTCCATAGTCCTCCACTTAAACTCATATAGCCATTAACTTTCTTCAGTTTAACAAACTTTGCATCAATATCCATGAAAGATTCATCTAAAACAAGATCTCCATCGATTACTTCCTGAGAAAGCAACTTGATGTTCATCTGTTTCAGTTTCTCCTTTCGGCCTTCTAGGTTACGTGGAACCAATAAATTTTCGTTTATGAATGTCTTGAAATTTATTATCATTTTACTTAAGTCTTAATGTTAATCCAGAATATGGTATCATAGTTCTTTCTATCAAAACGCCACCTTCTTCAAAAGAGATATTTCCTTTTGATTTACTATCATAAACTTTTGAACCTTTGACACTGATTTCGTAGTTTTTTCCTTCTACCAATGCAATATATTTCTCCTTCATGCTAACTTGAATAGGTTCTCTTGCAACATCTTTGATCACTTCTAGTTTTTCAAAGGGTTTTGTATTGAAAACTTCATTCAAGTTTTCTTCAACTTTATTATTGGCTTCAACATTGATATTTTCAATGTTTTCTGTGCCTTCTACAGGTTTGTCGTTAGTATTATTATTTTCAGCCATTTTTAAATTTGGTTTATGTACTATATATTGATAAGTAAAGGATCTGTTTTCTAAAACTTAATATGTAAAAATGTATAAAATATCAATGAAATATTGCATAGTCGGCCCTCCTTTGTTTGGTAAAACTTTGTCCAAGAGCGAATCATGGACAAAACAGTTTGAATACTTTGAAAAAGTGTTAATACCGGCATACAAAGAAAGAGAATGTACTAATATGATCATAGCAGGTCCTATGTTTGAAACTAAACAGAAGATAGAGTGGTCAATGTTGACCAGATTTAAAAAGCTCTTAGAAGGAATAGAAGTGTGGTATCTACCAAGATATTCAAAAGAGCCTTTCTTGGAATTGTTTAACATTATTAATATTTATACAGAACCTTTAAAAGTCGATAATATGGTATTAGTACCGTATATGAATAATGAAAAATTCATTACGTTTTTTAACAACTTGGATAATTATGAAAAGATGATCACTAATGCCGATGTATCAGGGGTATCTATGACAGAAAAGGATATATGTATATCCAATACTGATAAACATTACAGCAATGGCATAGTATTGAACAGTCCGTATATGTTAGATCCTGAATTCAATCAAAACAGAATCTTGTTTTATGATTCTGTTACAAAACAGGAAGAAATCATATTAAATATTTTTAATAAAAAGATCGTAAGAATGAAAATTGAAACTTTGGAGCAGATCGAAGAACTTGAAAACATGAATGATCTAACTATAGATTTCGAACTGGAAGTAAATGCTGAACTTGTTAAAGATCAGAAAATAAAAAAGAAAGTCAAAGCCCTGATGTTGAAACAGGGTATAAAAAGATTAGTGATAGAACAATATACAGATATCAAAAATGAAGAAATTGTTTTAGATCTTTCGAATCTGTTTGATGTTTCTAAGATGAAAACAGATATCATTAATCAAATAACCAACAAAACAAAATCTGATTCAACTAAAGTTTCAGAAACGTTGAATCAGATTTTTGATGCTGCAATAAAATAGAATTTAGTGATTGTTATATTCGTTAGGTGCATCAAAAGGCATAGTTATAAGTGTCATATTGATCACATTAACAATCATATCTTTACCAAAATCGATTTCAGTATCTAATGGAGCTACAATAGTTCCTCCTATACTCAATCCACTAGATGTAGCTTTTACCTTTTTGGAATACCAACCTACAGAAAATTCAGGAACAGCGGCCTTATCAATAACATAAGTATCTACAGTTGGAGGAATCGCATTTGGATCTCCTGGTACTATATGTCCTACTTCCATTAGATCTTTAACGGTGTACCATTTAGTTACTTGTTGTAATTTAGATGTACCGCTTTCCAACCACTCTTTATAATATACTTTAATATACTCTTGTTCTAAACTACCTTCAAATGTTATGAACTGTCTAAACATTGGTAATTGACTGTTAGGTTCTACTGCTGTAGTACTACCTACTCTTACTGGACTTTTATCTATCATTTTAATTTATTTTTTTTTTAATTATGTTGATCAGTATTTGCTGCATTCTCTACATGGTCTTTTTGTGCTGTATCTAAACAGTGTGCTACGAAATATCCGCACATGGTCAGTGTTTCAGATTTATAGTTTACGCCTGTAACGTAACTTATAGTTTCATCAGGGTCTCCGTATAATTTAGTAGCTCCTTTTTTAAGTAAACATGTGTTCATCATTGGACCACCTACAGTATTACCAAATTGGTCTAAGCTAAATGCACATTGTGCAAAATAATCACTAATACCATTAAATGACATCAGCTTTACAATTGCAAATAACATAAATAATGGTATTAAAATAACACCTAATATTAAAGCCACTATGAACAATATAATTCCCATTTTATTTATTTTTTTTTATTTATTTTTTTTTACAAACTGTTCTGTATCGTTACGAGATCAGCTATTGTTGTTGCATTAAACACTTGTTGTTTCTTGACTGTACCTGCTTGGAGTGCATCGTTTTTTGTACTCACGCATGTTAAGTAGAAATTTACCTTGTTTGCCAATGTTAGTGAATAAGTTGTTTCATCCTTACAACTTATTGTTATTGGATAAATAGAATCAGGAAGTTGTAATAAGTTACTCCAATTTATTTGTGCTGAGATGCTAAGTGAAAATGGTTTGGTATCGAACGTGAATCCATTGAATATAGTATTAGAACTTATACCATCTATGACAGTGTATAGATAATCTTTGTAATCTTGTAAGTTATCAAAATCATATCTTCTTTCTAATTGTTCCATATTTTTATATATTTATTTTTTAATTATGCGAACCGTCAAGTCTTGAAAAATCGAGCACTCTGGCGCCAGAAGTGGTATTAACTGTGCCACAAGTAAATCCTAGTGAAGAACCCGATAATGGAATCGCATTGACTGTTACCCATGTACCGCCATTTACTCTAAAATATGTAGCACTGTTTGCAAAATCTATTCGTATTTCAAATTTATAAACTGTTGATACTGCAACTGTTCCTATATTGGTACTGACTGTCTGAGTTGTTCCATTGCTAACGATAGCTCTCCAGCCAGTATCTCCGGCTACAGTACTGTACCTAAATGCTGCGTATGAACCTGCTTGATTATCAGCATTCGTCATAGTAGCGGATACAAATCCTATCCAATATCTACATGAAGCTATAGATGTGTCGGTCTTCATAACAACACCAAGTTCTGGTGAATAATCAGGACGCATCTCAGTGAAAGATGTTGATTCTAAAGATGCAAAACTTCCTGACGCATTTCCTGATGTAATTGCATAATAGTTAGTCGTATTATCATTTACAGACACACCTGTTGAGCCAAATGCTGTTGTTGTAATACCAGAACTGATACGAGTGTTATCTGTAGCCCTTACAAAAAATGTACTTCTATCTACAGCTCTAGGAAGACTTAGTATAGTGTTCATAACACCTCTATTTGCTTTTAGCACCCAATTTGGTGATAAAAAATTTACATTAACTATGTTGGTGCCAACACCATTGAAATCACAGTTTGATATTACACCATAATTAAGTGTGAGACCAAGTGATATATTTAATGCGGTCTGTGTAGCCACGATATCAAATATACATCTGAGTAATGAAATTTCAATAAATGTTCCTGAGGATATTGTTATACATGTTATTGTACTAGAGTTACTCAAAAATATGCAATCACTTATTCCTAGATAACCAGAATTACCAATTATCGATAAACCTCCAGAACAACTTGTTATAAGATTGTTTCTAAGAGATAATATATTTCCAGAAGTAATAGTTCCTAAAGAATTACAACCTCCAAAAATACAATCCCTGATCTCGCAGTTATAAGTAGTTCCTGATATACTAAATACAGAACCTCCTACAGCAGAAGCTACTATAGTTAAAATTGCAAAAGTTATATCCTGATTGGTCCCACTGGTGCCATCTATAAACATGGCTGATGTACCTGTATAAATCAATTTATCATTAGATTTATCTTCTCCTAATATAATATTAGATGCACCTCTTTCAATTTGATTAGTACCTATATTGACTGATCCATTAATAAAGTAAGTTAAATTATCTTCTAGTTTGATTACACCTGCTGAAGGTGCTGGAAAATCAGATAATTTCTGAATTATTACTACGTTAGTTAGTGATTGTAAACTCATGTTTTATATATTGAATTTTATCCTATTATTATCCAATTAGATCCGTTACTTTTAACTACTATCCAATTTTTACCTACAACACTAACTGTTAAATTTCCATCAATCGTTTGTGAAGAAGTTGTATTTACTGTTTTACTACTGCCACTTGTATTTTTTATTATGTATTCTCGTCCTGTGCACGTTGTAGCATCAGGTAATGTTACATTATATGAACTACCTGTCATTTCAATTACACTGTCCGTACTAGATAAGGTAGTAGAAGCTGTAACCAATCTATAAGTTCTTGAGAAACTACCATTAACTTGCAATGTAGAAGTAGGTGTTAAATTTGAATTTATCGATAATCCACTACTAGGTATTATTATACTAGTACCTAAATTATAAATATCACCTGCATTTGGTGAAGTAGGAGCTACTCCACTTCTAATTCTTAATGATGCAGCCGTTGTTGATGATGCTGCTATATCAACGATGGCTGTTGGTTGATCGCCTGTATTAAAGGCAACATATCCGTTGGTAGCAAAACGTACTTTTTCAACACCAATCCTAGATATAATTAAGCCATACGAACTTCTATCATCTATAAAGGAATATCCAGCCGCTAAAAAAGCTGGATTCATGCCGATATACAACATAGAACTAGATGAACCTATCGCTATGTCTAGTTGAGTAGCGTTAGTTTTAGTGAAGTTTATTCTACTTAAATCAGTTCTTGACGAACTGATATTTATAGGATAGTTTGTGTTTGAACTTGTGTTTAAAATGTCCAATTGATTTGATGAAACGGTAGAAAGTCCAATAGCTAAGCTTTTAGCTGTATTATTCCACACTAAATTAGAATCGCTTGTAACTGTATCTAATACTCCATTACTGAAAGCAATTAATCCAGCAGTTGCTGGCAAAGTACCTTTAATTTTTGCATCGGTGTATATTGTAGAAACAGAAGATCCATTCCATATTCCAGTAGTGATTGTACCTAAAGTTATAATACTAGACTGACCAACATAAGTCGCTGCTATATCGATTACAGGTGTTGCACCTCCTGTAGAAGTAATTCTATTGAGAGTTCCACTGACACTTGAAACTCCTGTAACCAATGCTGAAATATTGCCATCTAATTTTTGAATACCTTGTAAAATAGTATCTGTTGCTGAAACAGTTCCAGCTCCACTAATATATCCTGTTAATGTAGAACCTATACCTCTTGCATTAGTATAATATAAATTAGTTCCTTCAGTAACAAGACTAGTTGTATAATCTCCAGATACAGCTACAACAGCTCCAGCTCTACCGAATACAGAACTAACTCCTGTAACCAATGCTGAAATGTTGCCATCTAATTTTTGAATACCTTGTAAAATAGTATCAGTTGCTGAAACAGTACCTGCTCCACTTATGTAACCTGTTAATGTAGAACCTATTGCTCTGGCATTTGTAAAATATAAATTTGTATTTTCAGTAACTGCCAATGTGTCTAATGTTTGAAAAGTTTTATCTCCTCTGTAATATTGAGAAGTGGTTCCTGCTGTAATGAATGGTTGATACATACTTCCTAACAATGTAGTGATATCGCTTGCTACAACAGCAGTATTTCCTATCACCCGACCTTTTGTATCTAAATCGATTTTGATAAAACTTCCAGTTGAACCTTGAGTAATAGTACTTAAAGTTAATACACCAGCATTAGAAATACTGGCATCGCCACTCATAGTTACAGAAGATGCTATATTGCTAGCGTTACCTACAAATATATTTGATGAATTTAAAACATTTGATAATGGAACATATCCTATATCGTGTGAAACAATATTCCAATTTGCTGCTACTTGCAATGGGTTATCTACCAGTGCTACTAATTCGTCACCTATGCTTACTGTTTGTCCACCTAATGTACCTGCTACAGTAACATTCCATATCATTCCTTGTTTTATCGTAGCAGATACAGGATTTGTAGTATTTACTGAACTTGGAAATAAATTACTACTAGCGTCGTATCCTCCTTGTAATTTATATACACCAACAATAGCATTATTAAATTGTTGATATGTTACAGCTTGTAATCCTGTAGTAGCATCAGCATTCAATATAAGTGATCCTGTCATAGTACCACCTGATAAATTTAATTTACTATCTAATTGTGTTTGTATAGGAGAAGTTACTCCATTTACATACGATAATTCAGTATTCGTAGTAATTGATGCAACAGGTATACCACTTATATTGCTTATAAGAGCAAAATTGGCAGCGACAGCAGAAGCTTCAACAATTGAACCTGCTGAGCTGATCATGATTCTGTTATTATTCAATACTGTTGAACTATTTGTGCCACCTCTTGAAACGGATAAAACACCAGTCCAACCTAATGTCAAGGATGCTGGATTTAGTAAAGCTGTACTAAAAGAACCTCCAAGAGATAACGTTACATTAGTATCATTAGTTTTAGTGATAGCTGCTCCTGTTATTGCATGGCTGTGATCAGATCTAGAAAATGAATTTTGAATACCTATACTGTTAGTAGTCGTTCCACTTAAATTTGCAGTTGGCGCAGATGTTGTTAGAGGATCTGCTCCATTCGGTAAATGACGTGATGAATGAGCTTCAATAACAACAGTATTAAATGTTCCTGCATTATAGATATTGTTAGTGCCCATATTCATATTACCTACCATTGCTTTAGAACCGTTAATAGTATATAGATTTGTATGACCGCCGTCACCGTTAATACCGCCATTTAAATTTATTAAAGATAAATGGTCTGAAGCAGCCGTCGTTTGAGATTGACTAAATCCTATTCTTGGTCGCAAGTCTTGAATTTGTGCTATAGCAGTAACTCCTTGTTGTATTATAATTGCTGCGATTAAAACAACAGAATCTTTAAAATAATCAGGAGGCATAGGAACATCTCCTAATTGTGCAAGCAATAATGTAGAATATTCTGTCTGCGAAATTACTAAAAAATTTTGTTCATCAGAACCATCACCTACAGAATATAAAGAATGTTTAGCATAGTATGATGTTGTTAATGGTGTCAATATTCCACCAGTATTATAATCAGTATTGTTTACAATATTAGTAGTTGAAATATTAAAATTAGAACTTCCTGTATTATAGAATTGTTTAAATGATATGTTTGTACCACCTGTAGGTTTAAATACATTTTCTCCATAATAATATACTCCTGATGTTATATCAATATGAAATGGTGTCACATTTTCTGTAACAGTACTACCACTGGCATATACAGAACCTATAGCATTCTTTAAATTGTTTGAAATCAAATTGCCGGTATGTTCAGCATCTGATGATGAGTTATCTATGAATTCTATACCTGTTGCATTAGTAACAACTCTACCTAATAAAATATTGTAGCGTGTATCAGGTCTTGCACTATTGGATGTTAAAACAGCATTACTATTAAAATAAATATAATCATCTGTATTAGCTGATAAAACAATAGAAGTACTAACAGTCAAAGTATTTGCAGTAGCTAAGCTGGTTCCTCCTGTGATTGTTTCACCTACAATAAAGGATTTAATCCCGTTCGGAGTATATCTTAATGTTGAACCATTATCTGTTAATAATACACCAGTAGCTCCACTGATAGAACCTGTTATCGTTTCTCCGATAGTAAATATAGAAACTAAAGTATTATATGTTATTGTATTATTATAATTGTAATAACTATTTTTTGAAATCCACCCGCCCCAATCAATTCTTTGTATGACATCGTTGTCAGGAAATTGTTCAAAATAACCAAATCCAGCACCTATGTTTACAACAAATCCACCACCGTCAAATAAACCTCCACCTTCTTCAATTCCACAAGTTGAACTCTCTACTATTAATGTAGAAATATCAGTCTTTGTTCCATTTTTAAAAATAACACTTAATGGTTCTGTTAGAGACATACTTCCATTAACAATATCCTGAATTGATAATCCAACTTTAGATACATTAACAATAGAAGTATCATCAAATACTCCACCAATAGTACCTATTGCAAGTGGATGTTCTATTTGTATAGAGTAATTAATAATATTTTTTGATACAATTCCATTTGCTAATATAATTGATCCAACGCCAGCATTTCCTATGTGTATTCCTTTAATAAAATTATCAACATTAGTAGATGTAATTTCTAAATTAGCTCCATCCTGAATATAAAAAGCTGTACCTAAACCATAAGCAATTTGCCCAGATGCCAAAACATGTAATTCAGAGCCTGTACCAGTTACATAATTTGCTGTAATAGAAACTCCTGGATCTGGTAAATTATAATAATTTTCTACATTGGCAAATGCTACGAATCCATTATTTGCTTCTACTTTCACTCCGTAAGAGTAGATTCCATTAAAATCGATATATTCTCCATAAAAATATGTATCTTGTGTAATTGATTTTATGTAAATATTGACATCACAATTCACGAATGTTATTTTATGGGCCTGTCCAAAATTACCACTATCATTCATTGTAATAGCTGAATATCCAGAACCCAATGTACCTACATTATAAATTCCGAAGAATGATATTTCGTTATAAATACCCAAATTTATACAATCGTGATTGTTTGCATCAGGTTGTATAATAGTATCTTGTATGGAAGTTCCTACTATAGAAACATATGGCTTTGTAGATAAATCTAAAAACGGTTCTAAAAATGTACCAACGCCAACAGAAATAACATATCTATTTGTAGAACTACTAGTGGCGATACTATTTAATGCATCATTAATAGTAGAGTATTGTCCTATACTTGCATTTTTTCTAACTAATAAAACGTTAGTACCTAAAATGTTACCTGATGTTATTCCTTCTGACCAATCAGTAGTTAATATTCCATGTTTGTAAAAAAATCCACTTCCGTCACCAGCAATAACAAAACTGCCTATAGGAGCATCTACTCCACCTGTTAAAGTGGGATCAGTATCTGTATTTACTATCCATATGTTATTTATGGTTTGTGTTCCTATTATATTTGCCATATCTTATTGTTATTTCATTTTTAGTATGTTCTTGTTACACAAGTCCATGTTATGTTATCGTTTACAACTCCTGTCACTGTTATTAAAACATTAGTGCCACTTATAATTAAAGTGCTATCTAAACCAGATATTGATAAACTTGTATATGATGTTTGTACGACACCTGCTATAGTTACGACACCTGCTATATTTTGATATGTTGCAATCCTTTCAAATGCACAACATTGTCCAACTGTGCCACTTCCTGTCCCTGATGTTTTAATAGCTTTGATTATAGTTTTAATAATTATAGATGTATTTAAAGGTACTGCTATAGTCTGTAATGTTACATTCGAAGTGGCGTCAGTTGTATTTACGGTAGCCCCTGTTACATCTTCAGTGATACCTGAAATAGGTTCTAATCTTTGGTTGATTGTACCACCAGATATATGAAATTTAGCAGCAGGTGACGTTGTGCCAATTCCTACATATGTACCATTATCGAATATTATGCTATCAGTAATTGAATATGCAGAATTAAATTTTGCTATATAATTTGTAGTACCTGATACATTGCCACTTGATTTCTGTAGAGCTGATAATATACTATCAGCTGATGTGATTAAACCTGCGCCTGAAATATATCCAGTTAAAGTAGATGATATTGCTCTAGCATTTGTAAAATATAAATTAGTACCTTCTGATAAATTAGTTGTTGATTTTGCACTGAATGCAGTATCAAATCTCGCTTGAGTATAATATAAATTTGTTCCTTCTGTAACCAGAGTTGTAGTGTAATCTCCTGATACAGCTACAACAGCTCCTGTTCTACCAAATACACTTGATACTCCTGTAACTAATGCCGCAGTATTTCCATTTAATTTTTGTATTGCACTTAATATAGAATCAGCAGCTGATATTATACCCGAACTACTCACATATCCTGTCAGTACTGAACTTATAGCTCTTGAATTTGTAAAATATAAATTTGTTCCTTCAGTTAAATCGGTTGTTGTTTTTAATGTAAAAGCAGTATCAAATCTTGCTTGAGTATAATAAAGATTTGTTCCTTCTGTTAAATCTGTAGTTGTTTTTAATGTAAAAGCTGTATCAAATCTTGTCTGCGTGTAATAAAGATTTATTCCTTCTGTTAAATTAGTTGTTGATTTTGCACTGAATGCAGTATCGAATCTTGCATTAGTATAATATAAATTAGTTCCTTCTATAATATTTGCAGTACTGAATGTTGTAAAATCAATATCAAAAACATTTCCAGTTAATTTTAAATACAATCCATTAGTATAAGTTCCAACACCTGAAATCAATGCAAATGTAATATTAGTTGTACCTAATGTAATTGGATTCACATTAACAGCATAAACTCTATTCTTTTCAATAGAACCATCTAACACATAAACTGTTGCACCTAATAATTCAGTAGAAGTGTCGGCATCGGTCGTTCTAGTCCAAGCTGCTGCATTTGGATTATAAAGGCCATTTTGTGAACCTGTTGTTTGATTCTTAACTAAAATTCTATCAGTATTTGATAAAGTTCTTGATGTTCCATCTATTGTTGCTGTTAAACCTGTTAAAGGTAAATTTTCACCAGATGTTGTTGAATATAAAACTGAACGTTTCCAATTTAAACCGTTTAGATTCTGATCTACATAATTTTTATTGACAGCCATATTAGCAGATGTAGGGTCTCCATTTAATATAAGTGATCCTGTCATTGTAGCTCCAGCTAAAGGTACATAAGCGCTAACTACTGACGTCAATTGTTGAACTGTAACAGCTTCTAGCGCTCCTACACCATTTTGAGATAGTGTAATTATAGGTGCGTTTATTTGTACTTTAGTCGTGTGCCTAATTTCTGAATACAATGTTCGTATCTGAAATTTACCATAGTTGTACAATAAATTGATATCAGAAACTAAAAATGCGCCATCGTTATTTCCAATCGCTGCAAATGCTTCATGCATTTGTAAAAATCCTTTATTAGAAATTCCAGACTCTGCATAAAAATCTGTGTCATTTATTTGTAAGTAATTTAATCCACTTGGACTCGTAATCGGTAAATTGCCAGTGTTCGTATTTATAGATAAGACATCTGCTAAACCATTAATTAAAGAGGTTTGATATATAGTTGAATCTACAGAACCATCTGCTTTTAAAAATTGAGTAGATAATCCACCAGATCTAATAAATGATGTAGATGTGATACCAGTTGTACCGCTAATAGTTGTTGATGCAATGCCAGAGGCATCGTATACTATAATGCTACCACCGTTATTATCTATCGGTAGTAAAGAGATTTTGTTTAAACCATCAGTTGCACCTTTTAAAACTATAGAAATCGTAGTAGTATTTCCATTATATGTAACATCCTGAAGTGTCTCTGTTCCTGAGCCTGTTCCAGAACTTGTATTGTTCATATATTTGGACCACAAACCATTGAAATCTGATTGTACCAATGAAAGAATCTCTGTAGGAGAATTCAAAAATGCTATAAAATTATAAGTGCTGTTGAAGGTTGTTGTAAAACCTGTACCTACAGAATCTAGTGCATATGCTATATAAAGATAAGGGCCGAGCACTCCTGTAGCTTCCATGTCGTGATACATAGTGACAACAACATCGCGCATGTCTTGAGCAGAAATATCTCCTGTATTGTTATTAGATAATAATGCAAGGAGAGCAGCTTTGTTTCTTATAGTATCCATGTATTATATATTAGAAACTCAAAACTTAATTGTAAGAATTGTCGAATCCTGCATCAAATGCACCGACACCCATACTAGCACTCAATCCTTTATCGGTCAATAGAAATACTCCATCCAATGAATAATATTTTTTATATGCAAAACTCGCGCCTCTGTTGTTGTAAGAAGTAGCAGTGATCACAACGAAAGGGTCTACATTCTTATCAGCTCCGAAATTATATGATGCCAGATCTGTTTTCAATTCATCTATGCTCTGTATAGGTTGAAAAGGTACTTCTTTCCAATCGTTTGTAAATCTGGTTGGTTCTAAAGAGATATTTATGCTCTGTGATTGATAAATTCTTCCAAGAAATATGATCTTGTCTCCTATGATATATGGATTATTGACAGACCAATATGGATAAGTTTCGTATGTTCGTATGTTCAATTGCCAAACATCAGGAGATAGACCAGACATTGTTGAAAAATCCAAATTTATATTATACAATCCTGACGGATTGATAGGTTGCAGATATCCTTCTGCTGTGAATGTCACAGGATCCAATATTTCATTATCTTTGATACATCTATCATAAATACCACTGTGCATCACATTTATATTGACTGATGTATCAGCTCTACCTGTGATATCCAAGATCTTTGTAGATTGTGGAATGACATTCTCCTGTATCCATTTTTTCAAACCTGATAATTTTACAATGGCTTCATCCAAACTGTAAGCTTGTATATTATTGCCATCTACATCTGTTATCCTGTAAGTGAGATTGAACAGTTTAGTTTTTTCAAAATTCTTGTTTGGAAGAGTGTTCTTGATATAATCCTTTTCGTTCCAACCAGGAATACTATTGTCGAAAATATCAGGAATTTCCATCTTCTGTAATTTTTTATAATTTGCAGAATTTGGATTTATATTTCTGTAATATTCATATAATTCTAAATCGTTGTATCCAAAATAATTGATCGCGTTCACTAAAGCTCTGTAAGCTCCGACATAGTTGAAAATCTCAGGCTGTACCTGTAACATCTCTTTTCTTTTTCTGTTCAGATATATCCAATCTATACCATTCTCGATTATATCATACTGTTTGAATATGTAAACATCTCTGTGTTTTATATTATGCCCAACATTATCTAACTGGATTCTAAATCTGGCATCTTCTATCTCAGTCTGTCCATAAAGATTAACTCTGATGAACTCTTTTGGTTCTACTTTTATTGTCACTGTCATACCAGTAGGTATAGTATTGAACGGTGGTAACGGATTGGTTATACTTGTTAAACTTGATTCTGTAGATAACACAGACTCATCAAAGAAATCTAATATTATCGCATTTGTATATACATTCTTTATCAAGAATTTCTTACCATTGTTCAAAAATTTGGCCTGGTTTGTAGAATTAGTGTTATCGTAACCATACAAACTGATTATTTGTCCAGCTCTAAAATTATAATTTGTGAAAAATATAGTACTGCTGATTATGTTTATGCTCATATCCTCAGCATTGAAATTTATAATGTCTGCTGGTGAAGATGGATTAGTAGTTATAGTTAATGAAATATCTTCTATCATTTCTCCTATCACAACATTATTTTTTACACCTTCATCCTGGGCATTGAAACCCAAAAATGTCTGAAAAGGTTCTGGTTCGAATGTTAAATCTGTCGTAGAATCTACTTTATCAAGATTATAAATAAGTTCTGGAAATACAGTCTGTTGGTATTTAGGTATACTCACTCTGGATAAATCAGTATTTGGAATTTTATTTAAAACAAGCCTGTTGTTTGCATCATTTTCATTCGTTACATCCATCAAAGGTAACATGCCAGTATAAGCAAAAGGTCCACTTGTTGCCAGATTCTTACCTGAGAAATCATAAAAGAATATTTCAGGTGTAGTATCATCCAACCATCTAAATCTGTATTTTGTAGTTGTGTCTAAATCGAAACCAAATCTTGGTTGTCGTATGAATTCTCTCGTCTGTAAAACAAGCACAGAAGTGAGATCTTGCCAAAAAGGTCCTTGGTAAGACAATGTCAAATTAGTAGGATCTAATCCGATTATGTTATACTCTTGATTATTTAACGGAAATGTAGAACCTTTGATATGTGTAATCATAGCAGTTGCAAAACCTTTAGTTTGAAGATCTACTGATAGATTAGTATTAGATATTTGATTAGAAGCGATGATTATACCAGTGTTGCCATATTTTTTATAGTTGACTGAATAGTTATCATTTCTATCGTATGTAAATTGGTGTCCTGTATAAACATTGTAACGAAGTCCATCCAGTATAGTTTGATTTATAGTGCTGAATGATAATGTAGATCCAGAAGATTTCACTATAATTCCAGAAGATAGAAGCTCATACATATAAGTGTTTTTCCAATTCAAAACGGTGTTTGATATAGATGTATCAAAAGGAACACTATACGTAATATCGTTTATCACCATACTGAGAACTGTAAATAAAGGATTAGTATTAAAAGTGATCACAGAATGTTCAAACTCGTAAGCTGCTGTAGATCCTAACAATATTTCTACATCTATCAACATGTTAGGATATGAACTTTTTACAGTCAATGTATTAGTTACAGATGTAACAACGATACCCAATTTCAACAATGTTGTTGCATGAGTAGTGATCCAATCAGCCAATGTTATAGTATCGTTTGTATCGAATGGTATACCATATTGTAAGCCATTTATAGTGATATGCAATCCGAAAGAATCTATACCGGTGAACAGTATATTATATTCAAAATTCTCAGAAATATAATTCGAATCATGTTTTATGTTGAATAACGGAGATTCATATGGAGTATAAAATGATGCAAATTCTGTATTAATCTGTTCTGATACATTCATCATATACACAGGAATAGGCATATTTGTTCCATCTATAACAGTTACAATGTTTCCAACATTCGCAGTCCAAAACAAATCTATAGCATTGTGAGTATGTCTGCTTCTGCATACAATTGTAGAAAGAGCTTCTGAATATTCTAATAATAGATTCAGTTTATAGAAAGCATTGTAATTATTTCTAACGAAAGCTACCATCGTATTTACATCAGATATGCTCCAGAATTGTTTGAACAGAAATTCTGTAGTCGTCAAAAACATAGATCCATTTCCAGAAGTTGTCTCTGAAATAGGTGTTTGTGTTATGTAAACAGACGTCAATGTTTTTGTCCAATCTGTAGTAGAACTATCTGGTAATATTCCTGTATTAGTGGTCAAAGATCTATAGTATGTTCCTCTGTACAATATTATATTATCAGGTCTGTATATTACATTTGAATCATAATCTTTATTATACACTTGCCAATAGCCAGGACTATTTGATGGTTGTTTGCCGGTGTTTCCGGCAAACATACTGATGTATAATACATTAAAATATTCAACAACTTCATATTGTGCATATATCGCAGCAGCGTTATAATATGGATATGCTAAAGATGTTACTTCAAATGTTATATTGTAGTTTAAACTTGTCTGATCATCTATCACAAATTGGCTTCCTACTGTTAATACATCAGGTGCAGATGTGAATTTTATACTCTTTCTATCAGAATCTATGATCACTGATTCACTACTGACGAATATTCTATCCATTCGAAATACAACCTTGGCTTGTATGTAATGTTGGCTATTTGACATACCAGCAGTAGTCAGTAAAGATGGATCCAGATCATGTGTTTCCAGAGTTTTTCCAGAAATGAGTTTATCTATTGTGTAAACACCATCATTCTTAGCACTGTTTATTATTGTTATCTTTCTGCCTGTGTATAGACTTGATTCGAATCCAGGTTGAGAGTAAACAGGAAGATTGTAATGATCGTTCACTTGAATTATGTTCAAAGATGTGATGGTTCCTGTTACAGGAACATCGACATACGTTTGATTATCAGTAATAGTGATGATCATGATTGCATTATTCTTCACTGATGCAACCGTAAATGTACTGATAGGGCTTATAGTAGGTTCAAATTCTGTATTTCCAGTTCCGGTGAAATATATTTCAGTTCCTACGGGGTATAAAGTGTTGATCTTGTCTCCGTATACCCATTTAGAGTAGAAATTTGGAGCATTGTTCACTTTTGAAATACTAGCAAAACCAGAAGTTCTTGTATAGGCTTTAAATTCTAAACCTTTATCATTGAATAGTTGAAATTTTACTAGATCTAGATCGTTAGCTTGCGAGTATTCAAAAGCTGGAATTCTTTCAAAGGTGTTGATAACCAACGTTTTGAAAGTGTCACTGGAGTTCTGATCAAAGAACATCTTGCCTTCATATCTATCTTCTATATCGTTATGTTTAAAATTGAGAGCATAGCCCTCTTTATCAAAGAAAATAAGATTTTTCACCCAGTGTCAATTGTTTATTGAACTATATATTGGAAAACTGCCGAACACTAGCAGTCGTAAACATACCTCTTGCTGATTATCAAAGTCTTGGATTGAAAGTTTTTTATTTCAATATCTCCGTCATTGTCAACTTTAAATTGATTTGTTTCCAATTTTTTACCTGCCAAGGATTTAACAAAAGCTTTATCTTCTTTTGATAGTTTTCCATACCATTCCGACTTAACGATATTGCTGGCTATGAGTTTTTTGATTTCTTGTTCCATGCTGTTTATATGATATTTTGTTCAATATGTTTAAATATATAGATCATGATAACAAACTTTAAACAATTTAATGAAAATCTGTTGGTTCCACGCAACCTGGAAGGGCGCAATGAGAAGCTCAAGCAGATTAACATCAAGCTGCTTTCTCAGGAAGTGATAGATGATAATTTAGAACTTGATGAGTCATTCATGGACATAGATCCTAAATTCGTGAAACTGAAAAAAATAAATGGCACTGTTACATTAACAGGAAATCATTGGACCGAAATTCCTGAATGGTTAAAAGATGTGAAAATAAGTGGAATTTTTGATTGTTCAGATAATAAGTTAACAACTTTAAAAAATTGTCCTCAGGATATAGGAGGAAGTTTTTGGTGTGCGTTCAACAAATTAACATCTCTTGAAGGATGTCCTAAAATATTAAAAAAATCTATCCATTGTTTTGACAATAAAGTTAAATTAAAACTTCCAGATTATGTTGATTTAAGAGGTAATATTTACAATTAAAATTTAATCTTCATCTGAAGATTCTCCGTTTTCCATTTCTTCTTCACTCTGAACTGGTTCTATGAAATCTCCTTGCTCTCTTTGTAACATCTCGGCTTTATCAGAAGCGTCTTCTTTCTCTTGTTGTCTTTTAATATTTCTATCTTTGACAAATTCATCCAACATATTATTCATTTCTTTCATGTTCAAGATGTTAGTCTTGTCTTGTTCTGTTACATCTTCAGGAGTCATGATGGCCATGAACATCTCTTTCATAGATCTGTAGTTATTCTCTATTTCCTTAAATTTTATAGATAGAGATTTTATATTATCTCGCATATCCTTCTGCAGATTTCCTACAACTTCTATCATACGAGCACTATCATCACCATTATCGAGTTTAGTCATTCCTGATACGTATAATCTTTTGGATTGTTCAACCATGAATTTCAAATATGCATAACCTTCGATGTCTTCTTCCATCTTATCGATCACCAATTGGTTTTTCAATGCCTCTTCACCCAGATGCATCTTCACTACTTCGACTATCATAGATCTTGATTTTCCTATGTATTTTTCAAGATCACTTTCGTAATCGTAAACTTGAACATTGTCGCCCAATCCTGGTATATCATCAGCAGTAGGAAAAAACTCTTTAGGATCAGTTTTCACTGAATTTATGACTAGTTCATAGTCGTCCATGAGATCTTTTTTCTTCTTTTGGTTTTCTGTTGGTTCTTTTGGCATATTGCTATATATCTAGTTTGATCTAAACAGGCTGATAGTCGAAAGAAGAGTCCATCTTCTTGAGCATTGCAAATTTCTTGATTAGTTCTTTCTTTATGTTTGGAAGTTTCAATCTTTCAATAAAAGACAAATCCCATTTGATATTACCGTTATCGCCAAATCTACAAATAGATTTTCCAAAAGTTCTTCCTGGATCTTTTTCTTCCGAATCATAAACTGTTACAGATCCAAGGTGTCCAACACACTTCATGCCGTGTTTCGATAGCTCTGAAGCGAGTTCTATCAATCTCTGAGCCATGAAATCATTTCTTCTTTCATTGATAAATGTTTCATAGGTCTTAATAGTTTTCATATGCTTATATATAATTCAAATAGGTTTATCATCATGATCCATAATTTCAAACAGTTTCTTAACAAAATATACGAAGGCTACCAAGTTCCAAACGATGGTAGAAAATATAAATCTCTTTCTAGCGATGATATGAAAAAGATTGCAAGTAGAAGATTATCAGATTCTGATATGAAACATCCTAGTCATGATATTGAAACAGCAGAAGTTGAAAAGGCTCCAAAGCTTAAAACAATGCCAGGATTCAGAAGACTCATGTATAAGGATGCGGATCCTAAAAATATCAATGCAATCGCTTATGGTCCACTTGATATAGTTTTTGAACTAGATTTGGAAAACATACCAGTTTATTCTGAATATCTAGAATCAAAACATAAAAACAAAAATGGATATGGCATAGGAAAGGCTTTATATTATGGATGGTCAGCAGATCAATACAGTGATCAGCCTTATTTCTTTGTGACTTTATCTATAAACGATTCTAATGACAAACCAGCAGCAAACTTCATTCCTGATGTTCCTGTAGACGAACATGAAATGTATGATCTTGTCTGGCAATTACTGGATGCGATAGATGATGTTAAAAGTGACAAAGAAGAATTACTCAATCCTATATATGTTACTAGCGGTAGACTAACCGATAAATAGAACATCAAGAGAGAACAATTTTTAATTGATGAATGTTTTTAGTATTTTTGCTACATGAAAAATAAAACAGAATTTAATGCTGAGCTTTCAACTCTGATGGAAAAATACAACATAGGATTAAGTGTAATGGTGACTGAGTTTAAAGAAGGAAACAATACAGTCATGTCAACTTCAGTATTCGATACAGTAAAAAATAAATCTCGCAGGAACAAACTACTAAAAGAAGTTTCGGATCTTTTCCAGAAAACTGGTTTGGATTATTCTAAAATCAAGAATATTAATGATGTTTTAGAATCTGCAAAATTAGAATTAGAGATGTTAACACTAATCAGAGATATTAAAGAAGTTGCAATATCAGAAAATGTTAAGAAGAAACTGAAATCTATAAGATCAAACAAAAAGATATAAAATTAAATTCAGTTATGAAGCTATAATCAGTTACTTAATATTATACTCGATATTTTGAAAGTTAAAAAACTTAAATCAATTGAATAATAGAAAAATATTTAGTAGTAACAGGAAATGAACAAGGTGTAGAATTGGATGATATTATTCCTTTTGAATGGTTAGATAAAGCTGAAGATTTATTTACAATATATCTAGGTGAATATGGATGTACTGCAATGTATAAAATTTGTCTTGATAAAATGATTTTAGTTAAAAACAACATAATTTTTAAAAAACATGATCTGGAATATTAAAATAAAAGAATATTACACTAAAACTGTAAGTAATGAAAAATAAATGCATAGAAGGATATGATTATCCAAAAAAGATCATTTTAGAACTAATCAGAACCTTTGGTTTTTATGTCGATGTAGACAAATGGGAAGATAAAGATAAAGAATATCTGAGGATTAAATCTAAGGAATATGAAGAAGTTAATATAATTCTTTATAGAGATTCTCTTGAGGTGCAAGTTCATCAAGAAAGAGAATATCTTGAAGATTTGTTCAGAAAATCTTTAATGAGCATTGGAGAAATCGAATTTAAAAAGAAGCTTCAGAACCTAATGTCAATGGAATTCATGAGACATGAAGACTAAAACCAATAATGATCTTGTTTAATTTTTTTAAACAAGTTTTAATTTTTGTCATATAATAATCAAACAAATAACTCAAACATGACAAAATCAGAAATTTTCGATCAATTAGCAACACAATGGGAAGCTTTTACAGCAGCTCACAACAGTACAAAGAAGAAAGATGCAGCAGAAGCTCGTAAGGCTTTAGGAGAAATCAAAAAATTAGTTACTCCGTATCGTGCTGCTTCAGTAGAAGAGGCTAAAAAGGCTTAATTCTTTATATAAAATATGCAAAAGCTCGTAGTTTGAAACTACGAGCTTTTTTAATATATACAATATGAAACATATGAAACATATTAAACTTTTTGAAACATTCATTGCTGAATCCAAACAGTCATTTCCTGATATCCAGAAAGAGAAGAAGGAACTTGACAAATTAGGAAGATATGAGATATTTGTTGGTAAACCTGAACAAGTGTCTAATTTTTTGAAAGAATGTGATCCTGACATGTTGAAATGGATCCAGGAGATGTCTGATACACAAGTCAAAGTATATCTTTCGCCGAACAATAGATATCTTATGAGACCTATCGGAATCTTATCTTTAGAAAAAGGTTTATTGAAAGTTGATTTAAATAAAGCAAGATTGTTAGAATCCATCAACTGGATGAGCATGGAAATACCCGCAGAATCAGAATGGGAAATAACAGATGGTAAATTCAAAGATTCCAAAGTGTATAAAATCAAGAAATTTGATAATTCTTACATTATACCTTCAGATAGAGTAAATTGGTTTAAAGAACATATTGGAACAACAGTTAGATTCAAATACGATCCATCTGAAATGTTGATGACCAATATTCATATCAGTAAAAGAGCTTAAAATTATATTTTATTTAGTATCTTTTCGTATTCTTCAAATCTATGTTCTCTGATAGGTTTTATTTTTGGTTCAGTTGAAAAATGTAATAGCAGGCAAGGACTTATGTTTTTATAAGTGTCAACATATTCATAATGTTCAAGTTCTCTGTTGTTTATGCGCTGTTTTATTTTGCAGTGATAAGGATACATGTGTTGCAAATATACTAAAAATATTCAAAACTTAAACATTTTATTTGAATATTAAATACCATGGACCCTATCATTTACATAGACATGGACGATACTATTGCAGATTTTAAAACTGCAAGCAGATCCAGATCCCAAAATGCCACAATGCATATTGAGAAATTATACCCTCAGTCCAAAGTTGGTTTCTTTAAAAACCTAGAACCAATACCAGGAGCAATAGAAGGCGTAGAGAGACTCATATCAAAGGATTACGATGTTAATTTCTTAACAAGGCCAAGTATTCATAACACACATTGTTACACCGAAAAAGCCGAATGGATCAAAAAATATTTTGGACATGATATGTTGAAAAATCTATATTTCAGTTGTGACAAGAGCAGATTGATAGGAGATTATCTGATCGATGATCATATCAGCAACAATGATTTCAAAGGGACTTTTATCCAGTATGGAACAAAACCTTTCTTGGATTGGAAAATAGTTACAGATTTCATCATATATCAAGAGGAAGAGATCATAGATAATGATTTCATCAGGCCTATGTACAATTCTAAAATAGAACATCTGATCAATACAGATAATGATCATATAAGATCTTTATATAAATCATGGGGTAAAGGTGATTGTAGCACTGTGGGTTTATTGAAAATTTTATTAAAGCAACAGATCATGTTTGAAGAAACTGATTTTCATTACAATGGAGATTATAATGATATAAAAAACTTTTTAGATGGAAAATAGATTTTTAGAAACAAATATAGAGATTGCAGAGTTTGCTTATGTTGATAAATATAATCACAACGGAACTAAATTTTATAAATTTGATTTTACACCTGATGCTTTATTTAGAACAGCAGAAGATTTAAAGTTTCATTGCTCATGGGATTGGATCATGCCGGTTTTAGAAAAAGCTCAACTGACTTTAATGAAAATGGGTTTAGACTGTAATGTAGTTTTAGACAGACATGGAGCAGCAGTAAACGTTTTAGGTATCACCATTGATATAGAATATGTAGGATTAGAAAATACCAAAATAGAAACAATGTACAAATCTGTTTTAACATTGATAAGATATATCAAGAATATAGATCAATTATAAATTTTTATTTAATTATTTCTAACAAAGTCACAGGATGTATTTCTAACAGATTGTGAGTTTTGTCTACCATTAAAGAACCTGTTACTTTTATTGTATCGTTGATCTTGGGTATTATTATTTTATTGACATAGCCTTTACAGCTACATGACATTGGAAATATTGCTTTATGAGCACAGACAATTTCCAATATCAGACAACTATCCTGTTTAGAATAATTATTAGGCAATAATGTAAAATTAGTATCATTCAACTTCAATCTGATATGATAATCTCCATCAAGTTCAGAATGTACATAAGTTACAGTTCCTGTGAATGTTGTATCTTTTATTGTGATCAATCTATCAGAATTGAATATATGATTTTTTGGAACATTTTGAGCTTTAACAACCAAAATACAAAACGTAATAATGATTATTAAAAATACTCTTTTCATATTTTATATATGATGAGTATTTTATTTTTTACTACAAATTATGTGTAATGAACATATTGTTAATGATAAATTAACTTTAATTTAAAGTTTCAATTTTTAAAACAAAATTTATTTAAACAAAGGGTTAAATTTTGGAGTGTTATCTCCGAATATCAATTTGCTAAAATCTTCTTCGAAGACTATATTCGTTGGAACATTTCTAGCTTTGAACATATCGGCCATTTCTAAATCTGTGTAACCGTTCAAATTTTCAGTATTGGCTCTGTAAACAATCCAGAATTCATTATCAGGATGAGCTTCAGCGTACTTATAAAGATCTTTAATTTGACGCTTGATATAAGATATACTTACGCTGGGATGTTTTTTCTTTGTTAGATCTTTTGTCACTATGGCATATGATTGTCCTTGAGGACCTTCTGCTTGACCGTATATCGCACCATGTTTCATTCTAGCCACAAGAGCACTCCCTTTTGAATGTCTTCCTTCTGTGTTCGATCCATACACGTAAATCTGATGAGATTTCAGAGATCTTATCAAGCCTTGATATGTTTTTCTTTTATTCATTTTTTGGATATAAGATAATCATCGATATGCTTTTCAACAATAAGTCTATGTTCACACATAGCTTTCATAGTTGATGCATCTGTGTAAAAACGACAAGTTCCAAATTTCAACTTAATTTGAGAATATTTAAAATTTGGAATTAAGATAAAATCTTGGAATTTAGTGTCCAAATATCGCATAACATATTCATCATCAATATCTAAACCGTAAGATCCTTCTACTAGGAATTCTTTATATTTTTCATTGAATTCTTTAGCTGTTTTTATTTGATTGTTTTTCATATTTTATTCAATTTTGAAATCATCCAAATCATAAATCTGTCTATAGACATAATCTCCACATTGTTCACAATATCCTCCATCTTCACCTTCGTAATCAATATTATCCAATAGTAGATTTATTGTTGAATCTAATCCTTGCATGTTACATATTTTGATGAGTCTTGCCAATAAAGATTCTTTTTCTTCTTTAGACAATTCGTTTAATTCTCTACCATCTATGTCTGTATAGAATGCTGTACATCCTTGTGATTTAATTATTTTCATATTTCTTTTCTATGCCATGTTAAAGTTGTTTCTTTTCCATCTTTATATTCCATCCATGTTTTTCTCCATGGACCTTGTATCAATAATGTTAAACAACCTTCAGAATTATTTATAGAATGATAACAGTCTCTTTGGAAATATTTGAATATTTTATCTCTATTTGCATATGATATTTTGAAATCCTTATCTAATATTCCTTCGATGTAATTTCCAAATATTTTGAAAGATATAACACTAAACGCATGGGTGTGAAATCTATCTTGAAATCCACCTTTAAAATAGAAGAATAGGATACCAAATAATCTTTTGTGTTCAAACAATACAAACTGTTTAGCAACAAGATCACCAAACACTATTGGTTTATAACTGAATATTTCACAACCTAATATTCTCATTTTGCTATTTTGTAAAATTTGGTAGGGTTTGAAAGTCTGTAATCTAATTCTACAGGTTTGTCAACATCATCTCTATATCCCATATAGCCTTTGTAGTAAGGCGTGACTCTTGCTTGAAAACCTATATCATCTCCAACTACCAATTCTAATTCTTTTATCTGTTTGCCAACTGTCATCCACAGATGATCACATAGATCTTTTCCTTCTTCGTCTTTCAGATTTACGATACATAGCGTTTCTTTGACATAACCATATGAAGATTTGGTTCCAAAGCGACTGACTTCTGCAGTCACTTTGATCCTTATATCATTCAATTTCTGTAAATTTTTACGCATTTACTAAATAGCCAAATGTTTAATTATCGTTTGTAACGATTTTGATCTTGTTGATAACATTATCATCTTCGGCTTCTTCTCCCCAGGCTGTAACTATTTGATACATGATGCCATTGTTGTAACCTCTTGGATTATACAAAGGAGCAAGAATAATAGGATCCAAATTAAAAGATGGTTTCTGAAACTCGAATTTGAGTTTAGGTTTCTCTACGTTTAAGATTAATCTATCGGCTTCTACCAGATTTTCTTTGAACATATATCTAGGTGCAACTATTGCATAACAGACACCGTCATATTTAATATCTATTGCTGATGTAGATGCAAAACGACAGAATTCTTTAGAATTTAAAACCTTATTTTTATGATTATTAAGATCTTGCAGGTTACTATATGGAATACTTCCTATGAATTGATTAATGAGTCCTAAGTACAAATCATACTTCTCGCAAAGATTTAAGATATTTTTGATTCCTATCAAACGATAATTAGTGTATTTTATGCTGATCTTGTTGTAAAGTTCGCGATCTTTGTTAAGACCATCTATATCCTTATTAATGCCTATATTTTCAGATAATTCTTCATATGTTTTAGAATTACTAAGTCCTAATTTAATTAGGTTGTCTTGTAATTCATTTGCGTCAACCAAATCTATACTTGGATTACTTACACTGTTGAATGAATTAAGATCTAAAGATTTCTTAAAATCTGCATGTATTTCTGCTGCTGTTACCATGTTGTATTTTTATATTGTTCTATTCTTAATTTATATAAAGTTTTACTTTGTTCTATGTACATTATGGCATTAATGTGGTTATAAAAACTCTGTCCTATGGAAAACAAACTTCTATACTTACCGTCATTGAATACACTTATTTTAGCTATATGAAAAATGATAATAATTATAGCTAAAATAAGAAAACATATATCATAATTATGAACAGCTAATATCTTTAAAGAATAAACAAGAGATCCTTCTATAATAAAATTTGTAAAATAAATACAGAACTTATAAAATAAAACTTTTGAAAATATAGAAGTTTCTATTACTTCAAATTTAAAATCATTTGCTTCATATATATAATTTATTAGCTGTGTTAAAATACAAAAAAACAAAGCACTGTTTGTAATAAGAAATATACCATTTTTTTCAACATTATGAATAACATTAATTTGAAATGTAATCAACATCAATACACACAATATTGCAAAAGTTGTAATATTTAAAATTTTAACACTTACTATTTTCATATATCTAAATTAATATTTTTATTTGATTAATGTATATTTTTACTCAAATATATTGTTGTTCAACAAAATCTATCAGCATATTCAGATTTTCAGAATTATCTGGATATTTCAAAACCATCTTTTTCAAAAATTCAATTCTTGCTCGTTTATAGATATTATTTCCGCATGGCTTGTATTCATTATAAATCCCTTCTTCCCATTTCAACAAACTTGCATAATCTCTTTCAACTATCTTCATATCGAATTCATTGAAGATCTTAGAGAGATAATCCTCTGAAGTGTGTTTCTTTGTATGAAGTATAGCATACATGATATCATTCGCATCAGAACTTACAGCTGAAAAATGAGATAAGAAAAAATCTGCACTGTCTTCTTCATTTATAGAACTTAAAGGATTATATATAATATCATGGAACAACGCAACTAATATCAATTTCTCATATGTATGTGTATCATATTCTTTCTTATCTAATCCATTCTTTATTTGTCTAAAAAGATCATTTAAGTGTTCCCTGTTGTGATAGAAGCGATGAGGTTCGTTCCATCTAGCAAATATATCTTTAAGCTTGATATTCATTTGCCATTTATCTAACAAAACTTGCAATCCTTTGATATCATAGAATGATGAATCATTTAAACCATCATCTTGTTCATATTTCAATTTCAATCTCAGATACGTTTGAACTTCAAATTCTTCTTGTTTAGCTTTCTCTTTAATTTCTCTTTCTTTAGCTATTCTCTCTAGTTCAATCTTAGCATCCGATTCTTTTTGATGATGTCTTTTTATCACATCTTCTACAGGATCTTCAAGATCTTCAGGTGACAGATATACGCTCCATTGATCGCTATCACCTCTTTCATATGCTATAAAACTGACATAAATTCTACCATCCTCTTCTATACAAATGTTATCCAAATATCGTTCAGATGATTTTGATATTCTACAACCTAGTAATTTACATTTTTGATATAGTTCTTTCATTTTTAATTTATGATTTTATTAAATATTCAAAATGTTTGTAGCTCATCACATACTTCATCTAACTTTACAGCTTTAGTTTTGTCATTAATATCTATTCCAATTACTGTACATCTATTTTTATAAGGTGTTACGGCAAAGAAATTACGGCAATTCTCACATTTTTTATTTCTGTTTTCGTATTCGTCGTTTTGAGTTCGGTAATTAATTTCTTTTTTAGTCTTCATAAACATATTCTGTTACAATTCCAAATTTTTTATTTGCTAGTTTCGGTATTCCTTTTTCATCAACTAGCAACTTAACCTTATATGGATCTTTAAATCCTTCAGCATAAGGTATTATCACAACAGTTCCAATTTCAATATCCTCAATAGCTTGTTCTGTTATCACTAATAAATGACTATATCCTCTTCCATTTGTCATTTTCTTTAATTCAAATTCTTTTTCCATATTTAATATTTTAAATTGTTTATTAAGTAAAATTAAACGTAATATCAATTTTTTGTGCACCCAGACGGGAACGATCCGCCAACCTTAACATTATGAGTGTTCTGCTCCACCATTGAGCTATGGGTGCTTTGTTTTTATCAAAAATACAAATATTAGATCAATCCTAGCTCTCTAGCATGAGAGATTTTTACGTCAAATATACATCTATCATTAGGATTATATCCTTCATTGATGGCATAGTGATTTCCTCCTGTTACATCACAATATTCTGACCATCCACACTTAGTTTTTATTGCATAGAATGTGACAGGAACTGTTTCTTCTTTCTCTTGAACAGGTTTAGTAAAAATATCTATAAATTCATTTTCTAATCGTTCAGCTGTTTCATCAGTGATGCCTCTGTATGAATCATTCCTAGAAGCTCTATAAGCTTTTCTTAAATCTTCTTCTGTATATAATTTTTTCATTTTTGTTATTTTTTATATTAATACTTAAAACCTTTCTGAAAATCATTTGTTGCTATTCCCAAAGTTTTTAATATCTGCATGATTTCTGCATCATTCAGTTTCATCTCAACTCCATTCTTTTCTAAATAGAGAGTTTTATCTTGCATGATGTGTTTATACACACCATTTTTAGAATCGACCTTTTGAGAAGACCAAGCTTTAAAAAAATGTTTTTCTTCAATATATTCATCAATTAAAGAACTGTTAATCATATCTTCATTCATGACAATGTAATCAAAACCAACTATTTTGGCGTATTCATTACACGCTTTAAACTTACTGATATTTTTATCATAAATTTTCCATTGCTCAGCATTTGTTTTCATCTGTTTCAAACTCATATGTACTGATATATCATCAGGAGGAAGCAAAGATGATTTCATACTTATGTCAGAAATAATTTTCCTGATATTTCCTGCACCATTTTCTATCTCAAAATAAAAATCAGGTGTATGTGTGCTAAATTTTCCATTGTGAGCATAACTGATATCATAAATTCTAAAACCGTATTTTTTAATATGATCGTTCATATCCAACAATTGTAAAACTTTTAATTCCAAAGAGCTTCTATAGTTGATAATTTTTTCAGTATTTATCAATTTATCAGGATTCTTAGGTGTATAATATCCTTGTTTAAAATTGGTTCCTTTTGATTTTACTTTTTCCATATTTCTTATTTTATCAATTTTTTAATAAATGAATCTTTCAATTTTATACAACCTATATCATGAGCGTGATGTTGTTTTGTCGAATCTAAATAATAATCAACATTCTTTTTTTCAACATCTATGATCATTTCTTGCTGTACGGTATTATCTACATGTCCGAAACCGTGATACGAGGTTCCACAATATTTATATACCAATTGTCCTTTATCATTAATGCTACAATAATCAAATTCTATACTGCTTCTAGATGTTGATTTCATGTTAAATTTCTTGAGAGTAAAAAATCTACTATCATATTTATTCAAAAATAATTTTTCTTTATTTTTTAAAATCTTTTTAACGAATATTTCAAAATCTTTTTGAATTTCTTCATTTGAAGTCCATGCAAAATAATCAGTTCCTTCTCTCTGATTAAATGTTTCTGCAAAAAGATTAGTGATGCTTTCGTTAAAATGAGCAAAACTTATATCTTTTGACCATTCCTTGACAGTCTTTTGCATATCATTCATTATAGATGACACTATCTGATTTTTTCTTATTTCAATATTTTTAATCTCTTCATATAGGGATATAAGTTCAGAATTATCTGATATTGTAGATTTTTCTTTTATCATTATTGTACAAATTTTAAGAAATTACATCGTTAATTATTTTTTGTTTTTCGTAGTATTCATCAAAACCATTCATGAATGCTCTGACGTCGTCTTCGTAACCCATATCTGGATCATAATACTCAAATCTGACTTTACATGAAATATCATCAGAGAATATCAGATCATATTTGGTTTGCCAATCAAGATCCGACTCGTAAATTTTATGAGCCTTTTGATAAATTGTTCTTAGTTCTTTGAATTCCATGATGATTTAATTTTGATAATAGCAAAAGTAAACAATTAAATTGAACCATGAAAATTATTTATGGTTATTGATAAAAAAAAGTTATTAACAGTGAGCGTCTCTACAATAAAAACATACGACGTCAAGCGAAATATTTTTTCTTATAAAGTCGTATGTTTTCAAAAACCGCGTATATGTTGCTGGTTGACTTCACTCCAGAAAAACATACGACATTATGTATATAAAATAAATAATATTAATTTTTAGCTAAAAACAGGGCTAGAGCTCAAAGACCACCCTGTTCTTTTTGTGACTACCGACTTATCAGAAAGGAAGATCTTCGTCGTTATTCTCAGTCTTTTTAGCTCTTGGAATTTTTTCTATATCGGTTTCTGAAAAATATTTTCTTGCTTTAGCTCCATTCATCAATCTATCTGAAAAAAACAACGCATCGGTGAAATTTATATCGAACAAAGTTTTTACGAATCCTATCGAAGTCAATCCTCCTGTTCCACATTCGAAGCATTTAAACCTTCCTTTCCTATCTGAAACCCTAAAGTGTTTATCATTCAAAGTTTTCGGTGTGCAGAAAGGACATCTTCCAACACAGTCTCCGGATTTCAATCTTTTTAAAATAACAAATTTTGATATCAGATCACTCATTTTGAAAGAATAGATGATCTCATTGATCACATGTTGTTTTATCACTATATCTGTTTTTCTCCTCTTTTTAGGGAACAGATCTCTGCGTTTTCTTTTAAACATTTAACAAATATTTTTACCGAACAATCTCAATACAACAGAATATTTTCCAATTATCATTCCTCTATATCCCAATCTTCTACTGAACAGACATTTATCCAATTTTTTGATCGATAAAAAGAATTTTATTTCATTATTAATATGAGCTCCGTTGATATGATCCAAAAAATTCAAAAATTCCCTTTCTACCATGATCTTTGCATTTTCAAAAGTGTCTGCTTTTGCAATAAAATCAGGCATATCATTTCCACTGACAGGAAAATGTCCATTTATAGAAAATATTCTTTTTCCATCATGGTTTATCATATTGACCCAAGCAATGTTCAGATCTTTGTAATGACATATTCTGGCCCATCTTCCTTGCTTATCCGGTTCTTCTGTAGAACTATACCTTGTTGACCAATTAAAATTTTTCATTTAAGTTCGTATGTTTTTTTTTATTTATGGCTGCTGTTTTTAATAAATTTTCCTGTTGGTTCTATTTTAAGATCTAAAAAATAATTAGTTTCGTCACAATAGGAGCTCGCTGATAGATTTATTTCAATATCTTTATAGTTCTCTTTCAAAAATATTTTAAGCTTTTCTATGTATGACATATGCGCAATTGGCATACACCAAGTTTTTCCTTCTTCTAGATTTTTTGAAATGTTATCTTCATTGAATTTGTGATCTTGATAAGAGAATATTGTAGCGGTCGACTGATTCATCATAAAGTGTAACCTGTTAAAGATGCCGGCATTTTACTAATAATGTCAATATGATGATCATTTGATATCATGATTTTAGTTAATGATATTTCTGAATCATTTGTCACACAGCCATATTCATCAAGATCTGTTATCATTATCTTGTATTTTGTTTTGGGATCTTTTAAGGATTTTTCATCCAGGTTAAACAGCTCTTTGATTTTCATAAAAACAAAAATATAAAATAAACATAAACTTAATAAACATTTACTCATTTAGAGAATAAGATAGTTTTATTTAAACATATTTAGTATTTTTGATAAATGAACAAAGAAGAATTTTTATTGCCTAACATTCCTATAGTCGATGCAACAAAGTTGCCAGATGATATTTTGCAAGCACTTTATAAATTTGATAAAGATTATGAACTACATGATTATTATGTATTTTATCTTCATGGAGATAGTGAAAATAAACATGAAGATAAAATAATAAGATTTTTTAGAAATTCTGGTATTTTATCGAACAAGATTTTAATAACTAATTAAAACAATATGCAAAAAAGAGTCATAAAAGTAGATTATATGTTTAATAATGAAAAAATGAGTGAACAAGAATACAGTGAACAAAATGATAAAATCTTTTACGTCACTAAAGAAATGATCTATGATTTAGTGAGAGAAAAAGTTAAAACACCTGAAGGTTTCGAAATTTGTACTAATAATTTTTACATCAATAAAATTTAATTAAACCATGGCAACAAGAAAATTTTATCAAGTTGGTTTTCAACTAGATGTAGTAGGAGATTATTTCGGAGAAATTCATAAGAATTACGAAGGAGATCCAAAATGCGAAGTTCAGGAATTTAATAATTCTGAGACGAGATTATCTTTATTGAAAATTGATAATAGAACTCAAGCATTCGTGATCGAGACAAGATCTGAGTTTAATGATCTTGAGTTCATCCTTGGTGATGTTGAATTTAAAACTATCGAAAGCAATGATGCAAGATTATTCAAGATGATGTTCAAACAATGATTATGAGCATCAAATACATAAAATAGAAGTAGTGTTGACTATAGTCAATGAAATCGAAGCAACTATAACTCTCGGAAGACCAGGTTTATTGATCGGTAAAGCTGGTAGAACCATTCAGGAACTAACAGAATTTATGGATAAAGTGATGGATAAAAAGGTTGTTATAAAAATTAAAGAATACGACCCATGGAACTAAAAGAATTAAAAAATAAATTAAGTGAGATTATGTTAAATGGAGCTGATGAAAGAGCCATTATATTTATGTGTAAGGAGTTCGCTATTTCTAATTTGGAATTAGTCAGAAATAAAATTTACATGAATGATTGTGTTGAATCATATTCTACAGAAGTGATCGATGAACAGATAACTAAAATAGAATAACATATAGATGTTAACAGTAGGATTGACTGGAGGCATCGGTAGTGGCAAAACCACGATATCCAAGATATTTGAAAAATTTGGTTGTATATTATACAATTCTGATGAAAGAGCTAAAAGATTATATTTTTATCCTGAAATCAAAGTACAGGTCATAGAATTGTTAGGAACACAAGTCTATATTTCAGAAACTGAGATTGGCAAGGATCTTGTATTCGATATCATTTTCAATGATCAATCTAAATTAAATAAACTTAATAGTATTTTCATCCCTTTCATAAAAGAAGATTTCAAAAAATTTGTAAAATCTTGTTTGAATAATCATATAGTCATATTAGAATCTGCAACTCTTTTTGAATCTGGTATTTATCAAGATCTTGATTTTAATATTTTGGTTACTGCTCCAGAATATATCAGAATAGAAAGAGTGATCGAGAGAAATAAAATACCAAGAGAAAAGGTTGAACAATGCATCATGAATCAATGGACCGATGATAAGAAATTAGATTTTGCCGATTTTGTGATATCCAATATCGATATTGCTGATTCTGAGCAAGAAGTGCTGAAAATCATGAATGTTTTTAGCAATATATAGTTTATGATTATCAACTTTGAAAAATGGAAGTCTATAAATGAAAACAGAATTGTAGAAACTGATCATTTAATAGCATATTTAGAATCCATCAAAAAGATGGAACCGAGTAAATATAAATCTCATTCTGATCCAAATAAAGAAATCGACAAAGTGAAAGATGAAGCTTTTCAAATGCTTTTATCCGAAGAAACAGAATATGATATGAAGGATATCATGATGGATTTTGCAACCTATGATTCACCTGAAAATGACGAAAATATGGAAGATGCAATATGGAATAAAAATTTTGTAGAATCTCTAGATGAAGATTTTGACCCTGAGAATGTTTACAGACAAGCTTCTTTCAAAGATCTCAAGTCTAATTTCTCTGAAGATGGATATCAAATGTTTTTAAAACACGCTAGAAATGTATTCGATTCTGAATCAGATGAGATGATTTCAAAAGTTGAAGAAAGTTATTCAGAAGATGGCTATATTGATATATGGAGAGCTGTAGTGTACAAAACAGAAGAGTTATCAAAGATCAAAAGTAAATATGCTGGAGTTGGAGTCTATTGGTCGTGGGAAGAAAATACAGCAGAATCTTACCATGCTGAATTCATAGGACATGATATCGTTTTGCATGGAAAGGCTACCACAGAAAGTATAGATTGGAAGAACACTCTATATAAAAATGTTTATATTCTGAAATATGAAAAAGAAATACTATTGAAAGACTATAGTTCTGTAATGATTGTAGGTTTTCATGATAGCAAAACAAACAAATACGTAAAATTAGACGAACCTATAGTTGTGAATACTGGAATATCTTAATTTTTTTAATATAGAGTAAATCTACAGAAACCATCAACACTTTCATACCATTGATCCAAAGGTCTGGCATAGACAGTTCCAAAATGAACAGATTTATATATTACTAACACTTCACCAGTTTCACTATGTGTGGAAAGAGTTAACACTTCGTATCTACCACCTTTATAATGTTGGTAAAAAGCTCCTACTGTAGGATATTTTATAAAATTTTTATTCATTGTTTTTAGAAATTTCGTAATTATATTTTATTGAGTTCTCTATGCCTGTTTTTATGAAATCTAGATCTTCATTTCTGTTTATGGCCATGATGATCTGATCCAATTTAAAAAACATGTGAGAGTTTGGAATAACATGATTGTAATTTGTAGATGTTACATTTTTGATAATTTCAACAGCTTCATCTTCAGTAATAACAGCATTATCAAAAATATTTGTCTCTTTGAATATGGCATCAGCTTCATGGCTATTTAAAAATGAATATAACGCTATGTCTTTAAATGAATCATTATATTCAATGATATTGAAAGTTATGATATAGCTATGATCATCTCTTTTAAAACTGAATAGATCTTTATCCAATTTTTGTAAATACTCAAAATACTTATTATAACCTTTTGATCTTTTGTTAGTTATTTTTTCCAATAAAGTTCTATCGTTATCCATAAATATAGAATATTGATATAATCACTAAAAATATATAAATATATTCCTAGCTTTGTAATTAAAAACATCTAAATAGATGTTAGAAACGTACTGGACTGATTATAGAGCCCACTATCATGTCAGATTACTCTTTCATGAATACATTTATTTCATTAAAATATTTTTACTTTTAATGATCTTACATTTGTTTTACATATGAATTTGTAAATTTCATACAACCAACACATCAATGAACATTTATCAATTAAATCTATAGTTAAAGTGGCTTTTTATTTCCTACCAGACATTTATATCGGTCCTATAAATTTTATATTTTGCTAGCAAAATATCTTAATTGATATAGTATATATGATATAAAAATTGTTTAGTTTAAATATTTTTACATATATTTGTATAAATTGATATAAATCTAGTTACTTAATATTATACTGAAATATTCTTTTTTAAAACAAATGTTATCAAAAAACAATTATTAAGATCATATTTAGTTTTTATATCATTAATTGAAAATGCATTATACCATTTAAAATCATTATGGCTTACATGTTCTGATTTATTGAATAGTTCCAATAGAAATTGGTTGTCAGACATGTGTGTTATTTTTTTCATAAATAAATATACAAATAATAAACATATTATTTATATTTTTACTCTCATTCTTTCTTTTTTTACATTTTTCATCGATTCTGATAAATATGCACCAAACATATTTTCTATATCTTGCAAATTAGGAAAATCTTCTAAAGTTTTGGTATAGATCGAATCTATTTTAGCAGTATATCCATCTATTCCTTTGATAAGATCTTTTAATGACTCTATGTAAAAAAGATACAATGTTGAATTGGATCTAACATCATCCAAATTTGCTAAACACCAATCTAGATCTTTTTTAAGCTCTTCTGTTGTTGATTTTTTAATTGGTTGCATTCAAAAAATATAGATTAAACATTTTTACAAAATTCTATAAATTCATTATCAAAATTTCCTTGTTCGTCAAATACTCTATGATCTAGATATTCTTCATCCTGAACAAAGAATGGATAGTTTGATTTGTTGTTATATCTAGCAACAAACATGTATTCTTTATCATTGATAAAGAACTTAATATTCGAAATAGTTAAATCACCATCAGTTGTCATTCCTATTTCAAATGCTTCAGAATTATGTTCAACTTTAACTCCATCAGGAGCTTTATCATCATGAATCAGTAAACATAAACGACCTACACATTTCAATAGCTTAGCTTCGTTAAATAGATCTCTTGGAAGCACCCTATCGTAATTCAGATTGATCTTATTTTCGGAATAAGATTCAAACTGTTTGAATGTTTTGATAGGTTTCATATTGTTATTTAAAATATTCGCTAAATCTAGTAGCAAATTTATCTTTTTGATGAGGTTTGAATTTTTCTAAACCTGCTAAAATCGCAGTTTTATATTTAGTGTTCCATTCTGAAGGATTTTTACAATTATCTCTTCCTACAGGTTTCAACCACATCTCAGGATTGTCTTCATGCCATTCGTTAAAGGTGTCTGTCATCCACATATACATATCAGGAAGTTCATCTGTAGCATATTGCCAAGATTTAGCATCATTTGGAAATTTATCCAAAAATTTATTAAATTTATCAATATTGAATTTATTAGATTCGTTTAAAAATTGTTCGAATAAGTTTATATGTTTCATGCATTATATATTAAACTTCTTCACTATATTCTTCTTTTCTGAATGCTAAAGTTTCGATTAAACACCTAGCATTATCACATTCTTTCTCCAATTTTTCTAATTTAGCTTTTATATCTTCGAAAATTGATAATTTTAGCATGTTTTCAGGTGTATATTCTGCCAATACCCATGGATAGTTAGTGTGACATTGTTCTCCGGTGTCTAACATCTCGAAGTCGTAACCCAGGTGCATATTCTCACCTTGATCAGTTCTTATTTTGACATCTTTGACAATAGTTCCCTTTGCAACAAAGGGTAATTCGTATAATGATGAAGCTGGAAGATCCATCATTACGATATAGTTGATATCAGTTTTGGGTTCTTTACCCTTCTCAATCATGTGATCAAATAGTCCCATTTTTATTTATTTTATTTAGTATTTCGTTATAAGCGATTTCAATATCAGTATTGATCTTATCCATTCCAAGTTTAACTGCAGCTTTCATCAACTGATCCCAACTCTTATGATAATTGAGTTCACTTAGATAACCATGTTCTGAATAGAATCCTAATTCAATGATGATCAAATCTTTTGGTCGTTTAAAAATTTCTTCTCCTCTGCCATCATCGTGAATAAAATCAAAATATAAAGGTTCTTTTGAATAGTATATGATATCAGAATAGACTCCTCCTATATCAGAGAAATCTTCATATGCTCCATATTTATATTTATATCCAAGAAATTCTGCAATGATCTCATTGTATGTTTCAGGAAAAAGTAATCTTTTTGCTTCTAATCTTTCAGCCATTTTTCTTTAGTATTTTAAAAAATCATATACAAGTTTTTCAAAAGTTCCTTCTCCTTCATATACAAAATATAAAATACATTTCTCGTTATTTGATACTGGAATATAAGAAAATGCAGTGTCGAACCCATCAGTATTAATGATTATATTTGTCAACCTCTTTTCAGATCTTTTGAATAATAATAAATCTCCATCAACATTAATTGAATAATTAAAAGGTTCATATATCGTAAAATTTGATTTATATAAAGCTTTGAAAAATTCATCATAAATAATATTGATCACTTTTTTCTGATCTTCTGTAAGATCTTTTAAGTTCAATATAGAATTGAATTCATTCTGTAAATAAAATAAGAATTCTTTATTGTTCATTTTTAACCTAATAATATTGCCATGATAGCAATTATGATAAATATTGCTAAAATTAAAGCTGCTCCACCCCATAAAGGCATTGTTACGTACCACCAACTCCAATCTATGTAGTGTGTCAATTTCAATATCATGAATATTAAAAATAATAACATCCCTAGTCCTATTCCTCCTGATTGTGTCGATTTGTTTCCCATTTTTATTTTATTAAAAAACTCCTGTTTTGTTTAATAATTCTATTATTTGATCCATCGATTCAGGTTTGATATAAAGTCCTTCTCCATTTTCATAGTTCAGATTTGTAGTTGAGTAACAATAAGGAATGTATTTTGGATCACTTTTGCCTTCAAATACTAACCATGCACAAATTTTATCTTTCTCTACTGAGACTGTGTGTATCTCATCAGCTTTCATGAAAAGCTCATCTCCTTTATCCAATATTTTTCTATCGATGTATTTCATATCAGTTCTTCCTATATGATCAAATCTCATTTCGCCTTTTGAGATCTTGCTCTTGTAGAGGTATTTATCGATTTCGAAATCTGAATCTATATCATCAGTTTCTTCAACTGTGATATTCGTCAAAGTTCCTTCAACAATTTTCAACGTCAGATCACAATGATGAGGATGATACCCAACATTTATAACTCTGTTCATGAAAGGATTAAGTTCGTGGTCTACATCTGTTATATAAAGTCTGATAGTTTTTCCTGGACTATCAAGCAACATAATAGAATATACACCTTTTACATGACAGTTGAACAAAGATTTTTCCAAAACCTCTTTGGAATTATTTTCTATGAAATGTTTGATTAATGTTTTCATCTTCTAATGTCTGTTTCCAATAAATCTTTAACTTTAATCCAATCTTCTGCTAGGTCTAATGCTGTTTCTAATGTCAACCAATATTTTACTCTGTATGATCTGTAATCAGTTATGATGAGTTCACATGCTTTGATTGCAAGTCTAGTATTTCCAAAAGTGTCTATAAGCTTATCTGCTTGTTCTTGATGATTTGTCATGCCGTTATGCTAATTTTGTTTTTATTTTTCCATTCTAGAAACTCTTCTTCTGTAGCAGGTTCCAATTTATTAATATTGTATTCTTCATTTTTGTATCCTTTTAATATAAACCCTTTGATAAAAGGGTTTGTTGTTTCAGTTTCACAAATATATCCAACTACTGGTAAAATATCACCATTTTGCCAATATCCATTACTGTTGATAATTCTACAATACTTGATTGTGAATATGGCATTAAAATCAGATAATCTTCCTTGGTACCATTTCAAAGGTTTGAATACATCTGTATATTTATCAAAAGATCCTTTAGTTTCGTCAACAACATCATTGACTTTATATTCTGAACCAGGATATAAACTTAACACCAGGTATCTTTTTGTTTTCCAATTTATCATATTTAATAACCGTGATATAGATTTAACATTAATGCAGGTTTCAAATCTCCGATATGTTTTCTGAATTTTTTCTCAAATTTATTTTTAGCTATTTCTAGTTTTTTTTCTGAAATGACGCTATAATCATTGTTTGCATATTCGTCATGACAAGCTACATGAATACCTATCACCTGATCGATGATTGGTCCATCTTGTGTCATATTAAACAAAAAAACTTCGTTTTTTAATTCAGGAAAGAGATTACAATATTCATCTTTTAAATTGAATATTTCATTTGTGAATATATTCTGAACTTGTTTTATAACATCAAATCCTTTTTTACCGGTTTTTAATCCAGATTTAAGATCATGTAGATCATATTCTTGTCTAGTTTCTATAGTTTTGAAAACTTGATCATATCTGACACCGTAGTATAAATTTGCTGTTGATGATAAACACATGAATTTGATAAATTATCGTTAATTGACCAAAATTAAGCAATATTTCATTAATAATTTAGCCATATTCTCTAATATATAATAAATGATTTACAAATTTAAAGAATTCTTAAATGAATCGAAAAAACCAGAGCCAGATCTGAAGGCTCTTGAAGCTCTGTTGGAAGAATACAGATCCGAAATGGAAGAGGAGGAAGAATGGTCCGATAACAAGGAATGTTTTAAGGGATCTTGTCAGGATGTTACCAATAGATTAGAAACATTTTTGGAAGATGCTGGTTATGACGCAGTTCGCACCCGAGGATACTACACTAATGCTGGAGATGATTACTATCCAGATATGGATAATTGGGATCTGGACGATATAGAATGGTTTCAGAAGAAGTATGATAAAAATGATGGAAGTTCTAATGGATTGAAATTTCCTCACTGGTGGATAGAAGTTTTCAATTCAAAATATATCATAGATCTAACAGAAGATCAGTTTCATCCAGGTGAAGAAGATGATTACAGAATAGGAATTTATAAAAAACCAGTAAAATATTACAAGAAAGGATAAATGAAACATATCAAATCATACATAAACACTGATATCAGATTATTTGAGAGTTTTGAAAATAAATTTGTAGGAATACACTGCAGTCCTAAATCTTTGAATCATGATGATTTCTATGGCAAGATCTTGAATGAATATTACATGATGTTCAAACAGATCTTAGAACTTGTGCAATATGATTATAAGCAAGCTAAAGAATTATTAACAAAAATAGAATCATTTGCAGATGGAATAAGTCTTGCAGATGACAGTATAGATCTAGTTTTTGAAATTGAGGAATTCTTTGCTGATAACAATCTATAATGGATATTCGTTTCTAAAGGTGACACAATGACAAAATATGGTGATAATTGCTACAATGTTTATTTTAAAGACTTACGTAATATATATTCTATGCAAGATGAACTGACTGATGATGCTATGATCTATATATACAATTCAAAAACTGATAAACCGATACTTAAAAACCTAAACGATGAAACATATTAAACTTTTTGAACAATTCATTAATGATCATAAATTGGATATTAATAGCGATATCCAATGTTATAATATACTCAAAGAAACAGAAAAATCTTATATAAAAACAGATGTAACAATAATAGACAATGATTTTGATCATGATGATATAGAATACAAAAGAACTAAAGCTTACAAACTGGAATATTTTGTCAATTGGATGGATTTGGAAACATCATCAGATCCAGATACTGATAAATTTGATAACATTATTGAAGCTTATGAAAATGCTCAGTTAGAAGGTAATTGGTTGAATGGACATACAGAACATGTGAAAACAATAGATCTTATGTTTAAAGAAGTTTGGTTGAATTCTGATGATTCAGAATATGATGAAACTGGAAAAATATTAAATATAGAAGAAGCAAAAAATATAAAGGTTTTAAATCAATTTATAACATCTCTTGAGCTTGGAACAAACGACGTCATCTATATAAAATCTTTTGGAAAAAGAGATGATAATGCAAAAGATTTAGAAGCTGAAGTTTATGTTCATATAGGTAAAGATCTAGAAAGATTATTCACTGCTGAAAATGGTCAAAAATATAAAATAGTTCATGCAGGAAGAGGAAAATATTCTAAATTGATCATAGAAGATAGTGAAGGTGAAGAAATTGATAGCATCAAATTAAGAATTTCAGATCATACATACAATCCATCTAATAACGATGATGAATCAAGAAGTGGAAAATTCATATCAATAGAGATAGCGAATGTTAATCCTACTAAAAATAGATTCAGAACAGCTTATTCGTTAAGTTTTGATGGAGAAAATACATATTCAGAAGTTCTAGATTGTGTGAATGACAGGATTGATGACATAATAAAAAATATAATTAAATTGTAAATGAAACATATCAAACTATACGAACAATTCGTAAATGAATCATTAACATATAATGATGTTCAACAATATTTAAAAAAAATAGATCCTAAATTGACCGATCTTTTTAATGTCCTCACAACATTGATGACATGGTCTGGTAGTAACACTGTAGGTGGATATGACCAAGAACAAATGACCTCAACTATTAAAAATGTAAAAATGTTAAAAAAATATTTTAAAGTTAATGATATTCCAAAAGTTTTATATAGAGTGACATCTGAAGAGCGAGATTTTAGATTTAAACCAGGCTTTATTATAGATAGTCCTGTTTTTAATTCTGGGCCAGGTTGGAGTTCAGGCTTACATGTTATGAATACTAAAGACGATAGCCAAATAGCAATTAAAATAATAAATCCTGAAAAATGTTTGGGTGTTTCTTATAAAGAATTAATAAAATTATTAGAAATACTTAAAAAAAATATGGGCCAAGAATACAAAAAATGGTTTTCAGGAAGTACTATGGAATATTTTAAAGATGACAAAGAATGTTATATACTTAATGGAACAAAATTAGAAATTATCAGCATTAGTAACGATAATATATTAACTTGTAAAGCTATATGATTGTTATAAAAATATTAAAGAAATAAATGAAACATATCAAACTATTCGAAGATTTCAACAAAGAATCTGAAAAAATATACAGAAATACTAATATACAATGGTTATTGAAATTCCTCAAAAAAGGAGAAATAGACAGATATAAAGAAAACAGGTTTATATCTTTCTCGTTTGAGCCAGACAGTGGAGGACAGGACAATTTCGGAGATACTCATATAGAATTCGATTCTAACGAAGTGTTCAAACAGGGTGCTGTAGCTATAGAATATGATGAAGATTTCTTTGAAGAAAATCCTGACATATCAGCTTATGTGACAGGTTTTAAAAATGAAGATGATTATTATAAAAGTAATGATTACAAAGACAAAGAAGACTTTGAACAGAATGGTCATGATGATGCAAATACTCTCATGTGGTCATCCAATATAGAAGGCTATGAAGGTGAAGCCGAAATAGTCATCAAGAAACTTGAATATATACCTGGTATGATCACCAAAGTAGTTTTAGACAAACCTATCAGTAAAAAGGATATGGAATTTATAGAATCTTTTGACATACCAGTAGAACTAAAATAGAAACATGAAACATATCAAATTATACGAAGAATTCTCTAAAACCAATGAAACGGTTTTAAGAAACGACCTTCCAAAGATAAAATCTTTCATAGACAAATTATTGGCTATGGTAAAGGACTCAGAACTTGTAAAAGACATCAAGAATTTTGTGTCCAACCACGAGATAGATCCTTATCCGTACACGTTCGAAACTTTCATAAAAGATCTTAAAGCTCAGTTCAGCAGCAAGGTTGATTTTTCAAGCATAGTCGAAAGTGTCAACGAATCTAAACAGAAAGTGAAATCTGATAAGGAAGATAAACTACTTTACAATAACGATTCTAATCATATTGATTTCGATGTATATAAACCATCAAAAGAAGGAGTTTATAAAGTTTACATGACATCCAAGAATGGCAGAAATACACGTCATGACAAAGCTCACTGGAATGGTTCTGAATTTGAAACAAGTAAAACATTTGGCTTGAGAAATGACCAGATAACACATTTCGAAAATAAAATATAAAAACGGAGCTTATGTGTTTAAATTCATATTATATATTTAAACACATAAGCTCTAAAAAACAAAACAAAACAAAAAAAATGATAAAAAATGATAAAAAATTTCAAACAATTCTTAAATGAATCATCAAAAAAATCTGATGATGAAGCTATGAAAATGATAATTGATTATTTTTCTGATAATGGAATAGAATTATCAGATCATAATGAGATTGGTCTAGATTATAATGATGATAAAGTTATAAAAAGACATGTAGTAAGCCACCCAGAAACTTACATAAATGTTTTACCGGATGGTTCATTTTGCGTCACAAGTGGTAATGAAAAATCGTTATCTATGTATTCATATACTAGAAATTTAAAAACAACATTAAAAAATGCTAAAGAATGTTTCTTTAGCTATAAAGATTCTAAATCTTATAAAGAATTTTCTGCTGTTTTAGACTATATGGAAAATATTGGTTATAAAATACTTTATAACACAAAATTGTATGCAGATGGTAATGTCGAAAATAAAAAAGGTGTAATTTTTAAACTTTCTTATCTATCATTTCACGATAGGGCTCCAGAATATGTATTAGTACCTAAATTTATACTTGATATTTTTATTAAAAGTCAACGTAGTATTTCTGCGTTTATTCCTAGTTATGCGCCTTTAGATCTTGGAAGTTTGAAAGAAAGAGCTAAATTATGGCTTAATATTGAGGAAAAAGATCTTCCTGTAGAGGAGTAATCTAAAAACTAGAAAGCCTATATGAAAGGATGATCAGATCATACATACTGTTTCTACGGAAAAAGGCTCTACCAAAATAGAGCCTTTTTTTGAATATATAGTTCATGATAACAATCAAAGAAAAATGCTCAGATCTTGTAATACAACCACTGACAATGGACCAAGTGTTAAGTTTATCTTTCGAAAATAAAATATAAAAACAGAGCTTATATGTTTAAATTCATATTATATATTTAAACATATAAGCTCTAAAAAAACAAAAAAAACATGAAACACATGAAACACATCAAATTATTTAAAGATTTCTTAAATGAGTCATTCAATATTACATCTGAAAAAGATGATAATTATGAAAAAACAGACATTGTTATAGATATAATAGCAGGAAATTCAGGATTCGTAGGAACTGTAAAAGGGACCTATGATAATAAAAAAGTTGATGCAACTATTTTTTATGGATATGAAAAAGGCTCTCAATTTTTATCAATAGAAGACGATAATCTTACTAACGATGATATTGAAATGCTTACTGATATTATTGAAAATGATGAAAATTTTATAAAATCTACCAATGAATAAAAAATTACAGAATCTAAACAAAGTTTAACTTTGAAAATGATTGTAGATACTTTAATAGAAGGAATCAATGAAATGATTTATGAAAGAGTTGGAGAATTAGAATCAATTCCAGAATTCAAAGATGTACCAGATGTTGAAAATATCATACGGAAAGAAGTCATTAATAAATTACAAAAATTTTAAAACTAAAAAGCCTCTAAATTTAGAGGCTTTTTAGTTTTTAAACTATTCCTAAATTCTGTAATAAAAATAAACAATACAAAAATCAAACAATGTTAAAAGTAAAAACTAAATTAGGCCAAAGCAAAATTGCAGGTACAGGATTATTTGCAGATCAGTTCATTCCAAAAGATGCAATCATCTGGCAGTATGATTCAGATCATGATAAATCATATACTCAAGAACAATTAGATAAAACAGAAGGCTTGGATAGAGATTTTCTGAACACTTACTGTTTCAGATTTGATGGCTTATATTATCTGTGTATCGATAATTCAAGATTTTTCAATCATTCGGATAATCCTAATTGTTATTCATCTGAATTCAGTTCTGGTAATCTTGGTTACACAAAAGCCTTGAGAGATATAGAAATAGGAGAAGAACTGACAGATGATTATCTTGGTTTTGGTTTGACTGATGAAGACAAAGAATGGAACAAACAATACTAAACATAAAGATAGAAAAATATAATATATTCGAAAAAGTACCAGTTCATGGATATACAGAAAATAATATGATATTAGGTCCTTATTCTTGTAAAGAAGATGCAGAAAAAGCTTCAGCTTTTTCTGCAAATATTTATTTTCTATAAAACATATTCATAATAGGAATCATATCATCATATATCTCTTTCAAAGTAATAGATATAGATTTCTTTTTAGATTCTTCTATCCATTTAGAACAAAACATGTCCCAAAAGAATTTATAAAACCTGTCATTCGCCTTATCTATTTCATAATTATCTAAATGTTCATATATTTCATTTTTGATGTTCAACCATATAGATCCATATTCTTCTTTCTTTCCAATCCATTCGTTATCTATCTGCATGTCTATGAACAGTTTTGCATTTTTAAATTTATTTATGATCTTCCAACCCATCTTCATCTTCTGCTCATCAATTTTAGTGTCAGTTCCTAACGTATTAGAAAATGCCCAGTATCTTATACCAGATTGCCCATATTTTTCAAGCATTGGTTCACATGCTGTTGCATTGCCTGATGATTTACTAAACTTGTCACCTTTGCCATCAAGGGTGTGTCCAGTGATCATCAAAGTCTTCCAAGGTATTTGATTATTGATAAAGTAAGACATAGCTATAGTATAGAATGCCCAAGTTCTGATGATGTCATGAGACTGGAATCTCATATCGAATATTGGACATTCCAACATATCATTATATCCTCTATCTGCAGACCAAGCAATCTGAGGCGTTAATGCAGAAATGAACCAAGTATCAAAAGTGTATGTTTCATCTCCTGGTATATTTATACCGAAATTTCTTTCTCTTGAAATGGACCAATCCCACTGGATATTATCGCACCAATCATCAAACCTCTTTTTGTATTTTTCGGGTTTCCAATTAATCTTACTACCCATCTCTTTTATCTGAGAAATATGATCCTTGATATTGATGAACCAACCTTCTCCGGTTTTGATAATTGGAGTTTCACCAGTTCTTTCTATGAGTCCTTTATCGTCAAGTTCAGATTGTGATATAGATGTTTTTAATTGCTCAGACCATAAATATTCAGTAGTCTTTTTGTAAGCTATGCCTTTCTCTTTCAATATTTCAAAAGCTTGATATGCAATATCTATAGCAGTTTTATCATAAGTGTGATATTGATGATTCGAGAATTCTATACCACTGTTTTTGAATTCTTTTTTATAGTCTTCTGATTTATCTATAGCAAAGCTTATTATATTCTCTTTACCCATTATGCCATTTTTAGATGCGAGTTTTCCTGTAGGGATGCCATTACAGTCGAAACAGAAAGGATATAGAAGCTCTCTACCTTTTAATTTCTGATACTGCGCAATAAGATCTCCTTGAGTGTAAGAGAATATATGACCTATGTGTAATTTTCCTGATATAGTAGGAGGTGGAGTGTCGATTAAGAATTTATTTGTTTTCATGATTTTTGGTTTTAGTTTTTTGTTTAATAAAAAAGTCCAACATTTATAATGTTGGACTCTATATAATAGATATGTGCACAACATCAGACTCGAGTTGTGACAATGACAGTATTTAAAGCAAAAATAGATTTCATTTTACAAATATACAACTATATATTCAGATTATTTCAATTGTTAATAACTTTATTTTCATAAATATACAAGTTACTTCCTGTGTCATAACACCTTTCGTATCCATTATCTGCCATGATCTCAAATTCAGTCTGATCAATCGTACCCAATCCTTTATCAACTAATGAACTTTTGGTGAAACCAAAACGATGATACCTAATACCATTTTTCACATACCAGTAGTTTGGAACAGTCGTCTTCGAATAAGAAAATCCGATCTTCTCATAGACATTGTCTGATAAACTCGACCAATCTAGTGAAGCATAGCTGAACACCGATATAGGATTTATTTCCTTTAGAAAATGTCTGAATAATCTGCTAGCACCTCCGATCACATTAAGATCTATCTTGTTACAGAACCTTAATAATTCATAAACACCTTCTTCTACAATTCTACCTGTAACTCTCCTTCCATGCCCGAATGACATCATCGATACAGGTTCATCATTATACACAAGAGTATATACTATTTTAGAACCAACGAAACCTTGAATATGGTTGTCTTCCATGAACTCTTTGTAGATAGAATAATCTTCCACTTTCACGATCTTGCATTTCCTGGCATATATCTTTTCTGATATCAAGCCTAACATGTTCCTGATCCTTGATTTGACTATCGATTTCCTTTCCATCCAATCGTCTTCCCATATATGAACTAGATTGATGCCTTTGTCATGAGCCAATTTCTTCTTATCTATGTGGTAGTTCTTGTCTTTGAATTTATCTGAATGCCAGTAGACTCCGTTGTATTCGAATGCAACATTTTTAGAAGGGATAAAACAATCAAGCTCTAAGCCTATCTGGGCTCTATCGTTGGATATACAATCTTGATTTAAAGATCTAACATAATCTGTAAGTTCTTTTTCACATATAGAGCCAATGTTTACAGGATTGCATATAATACAAGGATTTTCAATTTTGTTAACTTTAACCCTTTGTGAAAAGAAAGCTGCATTGATTTCGTAAATGTGATTATGTATACAACAAACAGTCATTATTCCGTTTTCACATTTTTTAATATCATGATTTGGGAATTTTATTAAATAATTTTCGTATTCAATTTTATTCCTTGTTTCAGCAGTTTTTATTTTTACTTCTTTGTTCTGAGCAGTACTTTTAGCTCCATATCTTTCCAGATTTGTTTTTTCCGCTTTATCTTTAATGCTTTCATGTTTAGCAGCATTAGTGACTCCATACCTTTCTAGATTCGTTTCAACAATCTTATTTTTGACAATATCTGAACTGAATGTATGATCAACTCCGTATCTCTCCTGATTAGTTGAAATCATTTTATCCATCACCTCTTTGTTTCCTGCAGGAGTATCAGAACCATATCGCTCTTGATTGGTAGTTTTAACCTTGTCCTTTTTGGATTGTAATTTAGCTGTATTGGTTACACCGTATTTCTTTAGGTTATTCTTTTTGATTGTATCCTGAACCTCTTTGGACTGCGATGGATTCAGAACACCATAAGTATCCATCATTGTTTGTTCGCGCTTTCTGATCGTCTCTGGATGACTCTGGCTGCATTTAGAAGAACATGTTTTACTGTAACCTGTATTTGTAGATAAAAATGTTACTTTTTTAATTTTACACACTTCACATAAAACATCATCAGGTAATTTGTGATAATAATGGTAAAGCCTTTCTGAAAATGATGAATATGGATCTAAATTTTTTGTATAGTCTAATATAGCATCATAAAATTCAGGAAAATTAGTAGATATAAAGCTTTGTCTTGCTTTAGAATTGAAGGTTCCGTCTTCTTTGGTTATGATTGAAAGCTCTTGTTGGAATTGCATGTATAAATTTACTAATTATTTTTGAGTAAATTAAATTTTTACTCTATGATTATAGGTGTAAAGGTTGGATCCAGAATCGTATATCATGTTACAATCATTATCATTTATGGTATTTTTATCTATACCAAGACGATGGTAACGAATTCTATTTTTGATATACCAATTACTGGGAACTGTTGTTTTGAAATATTCAAAACCCAATTTTTCATATACTGTATCATTTAAATTTGACCAATCTAGTGAAGCATAACTGAATACTGATATAGGGTTTATTTCCTTTAGAAAATGTTTAAATAGTTTACTTGCGCCACCTACAATATTTGTATCAATCTTATTACAAAACCTTAAAAGCTCATAAACATCTTCCTCTTTTTTCTTGCCTGTTATCATTCTAGCATGACCAAAAGACATCATTGAAACAATAATACCATTATACACAAGAGCATAAACAATCTTTGAATTGACAAATCCCTGTATATGATTCTCCTCCATAAAATCTTTATATACTGTTAAATCTTCAACTTTAACAATTTTACATTTTCTGGCATAGATACGTTCTGAAGTGTAACCTAGTATATTTTTAATCCTGGATTTAACTATATGCTTCTTCAATATCCAGATATCTTCCCATACATGTATAAGATTTATGCCTTTTTCATAAGCCTTTTTCTTTTTGTCTATATGGTAGTTTCTGCCTTTGAATTTATCAGAATGCCAGTAAATTCCATTATATTCTATAGCAATATTTTTTGAAGGAATATAACAATCTAATTCTCTTCCTATCTGTTCTCTGTCATTTATTATACATTCATCTCCGAATGATTTTATATAATCTATGAGTTCTTTTTCAGCAATAGATCCAACATCAATTGGATTACATATAACACATGGATTTTCTACACCATATCTTCTGGTTCTCTGTCTAAAATCTCCTGTGTATATTTGATAATCATGTCCATTTATACATGTAATAGTTAGTATGCTTTTATTAGTAGCTTTTATTTTAAATTCAGGATATTTAAGTATATATTTTTCAAGTTCTTTTTTATTATTTTTTATAGAAGCTTTATTTTTTACTATATCACTTTTTGCAGCATTTTCATGACCGTATTTTTCTAGATTTGTTTTGGCCATTTTGTCTTTGACCACTTGATTCTGAGCTACATTTTCGTGACCATATTTTTCTAAGTTGGTTTTCTTAGCTTTATCTCTAACTTCTTTACTACCTGTAGGAGAATTTGAACCGTATCTCTCTTGGTTTGTCGCATTAGTTTTATCTCTTACTGTTTTCAGTTTTGCTGTATGAGTCACTCCGTATTTTGCAAGATTATTCTTCTTTATGGTTTCTTGGACCTCTTTGGATTGTGATGGACTTGTCACTCCGTATTTTTCCATGAAAGAATTTTGTAAATTCTTTTTTGTTTCTGGATGATTCATGCTGCATTTAGGTCCGCAAGTTCTTGTATATCCTTTATTGATACTTAGAAATGCACATAGATCTTTTTTGCATACTGGGCAAACAACGGTATCAGGTATTTTGTAAATATAGTGGTATATCTTTTGTGAAAATTTATCTCCTACTGTTATATCTTTGGTATATTCTAATATAGCTTTATGGAATTCTGGATATAATGAAGATATGCGAGGTTCTCTGATCTTTCCGTTTGAGAAATCTTCAGAGTCTTCCTTTTTTAGTTCGTTTATTATTTCTTTAAAATCCATATTGCAATATAAGTATATTCTGAGTATTTATATTCATATTTACTCTAATTGATTAAACAAAAAACCCTGACATGAATGCCAGGGTTTTTATTATTTGTTTAGTAAAAGATTACACTAAGTAAGATAAAGGATCAGTTACTTTAATTGTTAAGTATTGTTTTTGAGGGAAGAATCCGCCTTCAACAACAGCGTAACGAGAACGTAAAAATAATCTTGGTGCTCTAGTTGCTTCAGAAATTAAACTGATTGATTGTGCCATTAAGTAAGGTACGAATACGATACCTGGTTGATCAACTTCGTTACGACGGCCTAACACAACACGATTATCATCATACTTCATGTATGGATCAACGTAAACTTGAATACCTGCAATTTGTCCTACTGGATATAATTGACCGTTAGTGTTCATGTTTCCTTTAACAGGACTGATTGTGTAAGCAGCAGCATCAGATAAAGCAGCAGCGATACGGCCGTTAGTTACTAAATAAGTAGCAGGCCCGATTCGTCCTTCAGAAGCAATAAAGTTGCTACCAGCAAATATTTTAGAACATAACTTACGCTGTATAGCATGAGTAGTTTCACCTTGAGGTCCACCAGCAGCTAAGTAAGCAGTATCTAAGTCGAAAATTGTACCTGTGCCCATAACTGGAGCAGCAGCTCTGTTTAATTCTCCCATTTGGAAAATCTTCTCAACAATTTGACGAGAGATAGTTTGAGATAATTCATTAACTAAAACTGATTCTAATTTCTGAACGATGTCGATTCCTGTTTGAGATTTGATATCTTCCATCTCTGTACGCTTTAAAGCAGAAGAGATTTCGATAGTACCAACAGTTACACGCTTAGTAGAAACGTTTGGAGCGATAATTCCTGGGTAGTTCATATCATCTTCTTGACGAGACATTGGGTAAGACTTGTTCCAGTTAGAAACGAAACCTGGGATATGGTCTTCCATAGCTGAAATTAATTCAACAGATGCTGTAGTAAAAGCACCAGTAGGAACAGCAGTTGTAGCAACACCGTTAACTGTTGTTGGAGCAGCAAAACCTAAATTAATAACATCAGAAACTACTTCTGTTATTGTAAATGTGTTTTTACTACCATCGAATGTATAACTACCAGCAGAAGCTGTGTTATTCTGACGATATGATCTTAACATTGGCAAACCATCGATACGAGAGTATCCTAAGAACTCTAATACATGTGTTTTAGAAACTGAAGGCTCAATTAAAGCATCAGCTAAAGTAATACCAGTTATTGAAACAAATATACGTTTGTTTAATCCACCTTGAGATAATACAGCGCCAGCATTAGCAATTAAAGCATTTAAGAAAGTTTTAGCAGTTGCCATGTCAGCAGTACCGAAACGAATTTTGAACACTTGAGGTCTTTCGTCTGTTCCATCTGGAGTATCATCGTAACGATAGTCTACGTAGAATAAGTCTATAACTGGTCCTGGAGTTGGTTTAACAGGAACTAAGTCTAAACCGATTGTTTGTGCAGCAACTTTCATTGAAGCAGCTAACAATTGTTGACCTAAGTCACCTGAACCTACTGCACCACTTGCTGTATAAGCAGCACCTGGGATTGTACCTGCGGTTGGAGAAATAACTGCGCCCATACCTGAAACGTTAGCGTTGTTCGCGTAAGCGATGTTCTCATTTAATTGGTGATATTCTGCATACTCAGCCATCCATGACTTTTTGTAACTGTCAGTTCCAACACCTAAGCTCTCGATAATCGGAGCCCATTTTTTTTCGATTTTTTTCTTGTCGATTTGAACGTGGTTCATTTTCGTGTTTTTTTGTTTTTGGTTGTTTTGTGTTAGTATATATGCGAGCTAAAAAAGTGTCTTTTTTCCACTTTTTTGCCGTATATTACTTTAGCCTATCGAACTTGTTTAACATTGATTGGATTTGGCTTTCGTTTAATAGATCATTGTCTATTAAATTAGTTCCTAATACTTTCTTTGATTCAACAATCGGTTCAGCTGTGTTGAACTTACGTGTTGCCCAGAAATGTTCCATTTTGTCTTGAGTGTCTATAGAATAGAACTTAGATTGTGCGATAACAGATCTTTGTGCATTTACGTCCAACGATTCCCATAACGGTTTAATGCTAGATGGGATGTTTTTGATCAATCTTTCTTCTTGAGTTTCAGCTTCAACAGATAATGCTTTGTGCATGATTTTCAAAACGTCAGTCTTAGAGAAGTATCCGTTGCTTTCTTTTATTGCAACAATAACTGTTTCTTGTTCTTCGTTTGATAACTGTTTGAAGTTTTTGATCTCGCTTTCGTTTAAGAAAGTGAAGAAATGTGGCTCTTCTTGTTTGGAGGCTTCTCGTTTTTTAGTCTCCAGGATAAGCGCCTGTATGCTTTCGGTCAAATTTTTAGATTCGATAACTTCTTCCTCTGCAGGAACAAGTTCATTCTCTTGTTTTAATACTTGTTCACCTGAGTTTGTTAACTCGATAGTGATACCTTCTTCTCCGATGTTGATAACTTTACCAACTTCAGTAGTTCCGTCGATCTTAACTACCATGTCCATGCAGATTCCACATATTGGCTCGATAGCTGCAACAACTGGAGCTTCTTCACCTTCTTTAGAAACAACTGGCTCAGTTGCAGGTTCAGAGATGATTTTAGTTAAAGTAACTTCTGCTTCAGGAGTTTCTTCCTCTTCTTCATCTTCCTCAGTTGATGGATTCTCAACAGTGATGTCCATAAATTCGATGATAGATTGGATAGGCTCTGTAGCAGTAGACTCGTTTACGTTCTTGCTGTTTAAACCTTCTACTAATTTCACATTGTAACCGATAGTTTTATCTAAAGATTCTGCAATGTATTTAGTGTAGTCGATGTTGTCTCCAACGTTCTCAGCGATGTACTGAGCATAAAGAACTGTACTGTCTAAGTTCTCAGCTAAATAGTTAGAGAAGTCGATAGAGTTCTTTGTGTTTTCAGCAACATATTCAGAGAATTCGATAGATGCGTTCAAGTTCTCAGCTAAATAGTTAGAGAAGTCGATAGATCCTTTTAAGTTCTCAGCGATATATTCGCCGTAAGAGATTGCCTTATCAACGCTCTCTGCTAAGTAGTTTTGATACTTGATAGAGCTTTTTAAGTTCTCTGCGATGTAGTCGCCAAAAGAGATTGCATTATCTACATTCTCAGCAACGTACTTCACGTAGCCGATTGCCTTTTCTAAATCCTTAGAAAGGTTTTCGTTCTTTTCAACTAACATTGTAGTTGTTTCCTTCAGAGCTTTATTCTCGATGAAGAATGTGCTCATGTTTTCTGCTAGGTAGTCTAGGTAACTTGATACCTTCTCCTGTGCATGCAATAATGATTCGTACTGAGCTATCATGTTGGTCATCTTATCGAAATCAGGCATTGCGCCAGTTTTTGAAGCTGTTTGTTTGATTTCAGCTGCTAAGTTTTCGATAGTTTCCTTGATGTACTCTGAGTACTCAGTCAACTGCATTTTAGTTACTAAGTCTTTGTTGTCGTTCATGTGAAACATTTCATTTATTTTTGATTCGTCTACCACTTCGATAATGCGGAAGTTACTGTTGTTGCTAAAGCCTAAAGATTCGTTCATAGATTTTGATTCCATGCGGGCTTCAGCAAATCCAGGATCTGCCACTATGTCATAAGTGAATAGTTTTTTTATTGTTACTTCCTTGTTGGATTCAGTAACACCAGCAGCTCTTGAAGAAACGAAGATAGGATCTCCGTCATCTACCAATGCACGTGCTTCCTTACCGAAGTAAGTGGTTAATAATTTGATATCACCGTATACAGCATTCTTCTCTTTCACATAATATGCATTAAGCAATTTGTGAGAGATACGGCTCATGCTTGTATCGAAATTTTCTGGATGGTCGAATTCTCCATAAACAACACCTGGCTTGGTGTTGATTCTGTACATCATCTCTTCTAAATGTGGAAGGAATTTCTCAGCTTTGTAGATTCTGTTGTTTCGGTTCTCTTCGTTGAACAAGGTCAATAACCCTGTCATCGTGTAGTTCTTTTGGCCTTGAGGATTGACAGACTCGTTCAGCTTCATAGCTTCTAGTGTGTTGTCAAAAATTAATACTTGCTTCATCGTAAGTGCCTAATTTGGTTTTATGAAGCTATATATGGAGTGTAAAAAAGCGGCTTTTTGCCAATTTTTTGATATATTTAATAATGATTGTTCTATATATAGATGATTAAGAAACAAACAAAAAATTGTATATGAAAGTATTAGGAAAATTAAACGAGGCTGCAAAAGAACCTGTGAACTACGACAAGTGGCGCAGAGCTATGAATGGTAAATCAATTGGAAGATTCATCTTCTTTTTACAAGATACGATGGGTAACAAGAAACGATATATTGTGAATATCAAATATAATGAGACTATAGAAGAGAATGAACTTTCTTTATCTGAGATATTGTTAGGTGGTTGGGAAGATAAGGCTGCAACAAGTTTCTCTTTATCAAATATGCAAAATAAACCTGGAAAATTGTTTGATCAGACTGATTCAATAGGTTTCACTGATGCTTATTTTAACACGTTGATAGATGCGTTTTCTAAAGATGAAACTACTGCAGAGAGATTTATGAATAAAATTTTTAAAGAAGAATGGTTGGGTAAAGATATCAAAGACTTAGTTTTTGATTGGATTAAGACTGGCGTTATGAAATATGTTAAATACGAATTCAAAAAATAAAAAACATATGAAACATATAAAACTATTCGAACAGTTTCTTAATGAGTCTAAGAAAGATTATAAAAATCACAAACTTGCTGATCATATAATCACTAAAAAAGATGCTGGGAAATTAGCAAATTTTGAAGATGAACAAACAGGTCCAGTGGGTCCAGGTTTTTCAAAATCTAAATATGATAATTTCATTAATGATATTGAAGGTAAAACTATCAGAGAATTTTCTGAATGGAGATGGCCAGAAGAACCTCAAAAACAGTTCAATATAACTTTACATATTTTAGATTTGGATGAAAGATCAGTAAAAGAAAATTCTTCTACAAATTTAACGCCAAACCAATTAGAAAAACATGGATTATACGAAGTTTTAGTTCATGGAGATAACAATGAAGAAAAATTCAAATTTCAAGAACTGGTATTGGATATTAATGATAAAGAGATTCTTGCATTGGATTATGACTATTTCAGATTAGAAAAAGATAAATCTAAATTAAAAGATGTGTACAAAATAGATTTAAAGTATGTCACAACTGTAGGTATAGAAGATACTTTATTAGATGAATGTGTTATATTATATAATATCAAAGGAGATGAAATAAAAACAGAACTTGGCTTTAAAGTTGAATTCGTTGTAAAAATAGATTAAGAATATGAAACATATTAAATTATATGAACAATTCGTTCAGGAAAAAGTCGACATGGAAAAATTGGAGTTTGAATTAAAACAAGCTAAAAAAGATAATCCAGATAAGGATGTGTCATATTTTTTTATTAATGACGGTAAAAATGGTTACAAAATTCAAATAAAGGATAAAAAAAATAAAGGTTCCAGTAATAAACCTACACTAGAAAATATCAGTTTTAGATATAAATATAATGATAATCAAGATATGGAAGAGCTTGTAAATAAAGCAGCTCAGGAGATGGGAATCATGACAGATATGATCTTTTTTAGATCTGTAGACTTACCAGAAACTGTTAAAGAAGTTGTAAATTCAATCATAGGTACATCTAATTTTAAACTTGATAAAGTTATGAGAAACAGAACTGATGATGGAGATACTATGGTTTATGTCAGTTATGATGAAGATTCAGAACAATATACAATATTTTCAAATAAAGAATTTTAAATAAAACTCAAAAAATATGAAACATATAAAACTATTTGAACAGTTCATAAACGAAAACAAAGAAATATCTTTTAAAATTTCTTATGAAAAAGATGGATCTTATGAAAAAACAGACATTGTTATAAATATACACGCAGGTAATTCAGGATTTGTAGGAACTGCAAAAGGAATATATAATAAAAAAAAGGTTGATGCAACGATTTTTTATGGATATGATGATCAATGTTTATCTATAGAAGATGAAAATCTTAGTGAAGAAGATATTGAAATGTTAACCGATATTATAGATAACGATGATAATTTTATAGAAAACATTAATAAATAACTCTAAAGAATTCTAAACAAAAAAAAACAAAATATGAAACATATTAAATTATACGAACAGTTCCTTAATGAAAGCAAAAGTTTTAGCATGGGAGATTTTAAACAATCATTATCTAAATATATGGATACTTTCGAGGATTATTGCAAAAGAAAAGGAGTTGGTGAAGATCTCAAAGATAGAGCTTTAGATTTATTAAGAGAAATAAAAAATAAAGCTGAAAATGATAACAAATTATTCGATATTGTTTGCGATTGGATGATTGGAGAAGGATCAACTTTAAAACTTCAGGCTATTCTAAGAGAAATTACATCATACCAAGGTGGAAATCGAGAAATTGCAAATTCACCTGAACAATTATTAGATTTTAATGCCTTTGCATTACTTGATACTGTTTCAATGCATAATAAACAAGCTGGTAAAATACCTACAAGTTTTTCTTTCTTTGAGGTTCAATTCGGATTGAGTCATGCAGTGAAAAATGGCATTTTGGATAAAAAAGAATTAGATAGAATAGAAGATGCAATTACTGATAATAGAGTAAAAACTGATAAATTAAAAGAGATCTTAGGAGACAGAGCTGATGAACTTATAAATTTCATCATTGACAAAAACAAATACTAATTTTATATTATAAAAATAAAAAGCCTCAAATTAATTTGAGGCTTTTTTAATTAAAATTTTTCATTGGATGTTGTTGTCAAATGATATCCAGATACTGTGTATAATATAGTACCATCTCCGAATTCAACATCGTAATATTCATGATTCTTATCGCCTAATTCTGTATAAGTTGCTAAACATTCAATAATAGCTTTTTTACCATCAAGTTGATCTAATTTATGTTCCCACCAGTCTGAATCATGTTCTTCTTCATCGAAACCAAATTCTGTAGCTCCGACTCCATTCAAATCAAATGTAACTTCAGTTCCATTAGGAATAGATTGTTGTTTTTTGTTTTCGTTTAAAAACTGTTTAAAATTATTTATCATGATTTATATTTTTTTTTTGGTAAATACTTATTTTAGATGAATTCTGTGTAATGTTTTTCGTAGCATTTTAATACAGCAATCAACGGAGAACCAAAATCTTCCATAAATCCCATATATTCGTCTTTAACATCTATTTCTTTTCCGTTAACTTTTAAAGTTGCATAGTTTTTCTTAGAGTCAGAAGGGTTTGGGCTTATTACATATTTACATTCTAACGAAACTTGATGTCCGTTACTTAATTCAATATCATATCATTTCTTTCTGAACCTATAGAACCTTCTACAGAAGTAACTGTAATAGCAGGAACAGGAGAAAAATTCCATTTTTTGATCTTTACTTCTTCGCTAGGAGCTTGACCATCAAATTCATCATTAAATTCTACATTAAAACTTTCAATTTTTGTAGCTTCAGCTAATTTTTCAACTGTATCATCTTTTCCTTCATTCAGGAACTGATTAAAGTTTTTTATCATAGTCTATATATTATTATTATTTTTGTTGATAAGAGCATTAAGCTCTTTCATTATTGCATCATGTTCTGTCCTGCATTCCTTGGAATTATAAGGATTATATCCTCCGTTTCCCCATTCGGACCAGCATATCAGCAGTATTTCACCTTTTTCTAATTATCAGCAGCCATTACAAGCATTGATGCATCAGGTGATGTATATTTGCTATCATCTTCAGGATCCCAATTTGGTGATATTTATCAATGAATTTTCTGATCCTGCTTGCAAGATCTTTCATATATTCAATATTGTTTTCATTTAAGAACTCTTTAAAATTGTTTATCATATTTATTTAATTCCTTTCCAAACTAAAATTGTAGTCATTCCTAAATTGTTAACAGCATTAGCTCTGTGAGTTCCATCGATTATACAGAAATCTCTATCTATGATTATAGGAGGATATGTTCCAGTCTTTTCTATCTTTACTTCTATAGCTTCTACATGATCTTCGTCCTTGTACCATTCATCCAGATCTAGTTTATCGATATCAATTTCTGTCAATTTATATCTTTTATATTTTTCAATCCTGTCTCCAAGATCTCCTTCATGAAAATCATCATAGTTCCTGTGTAAGCTTTGGGCATAATTGTAAATATCTGATTCATCAACAATATCTCCAATTTTAGCATTCTTCCAGCATAGATTCTGGTATGTTTCAGATCTTGATTCGTTCATAACAAATTTCTGAATATTTGATATATTCTTATGAGTATTTTTAAATTGTTCGAAACTATACATTGTTTTTATTTAATTTTATATTCATCAAACAACTGATAGACTTCTTTTGCTATGGTTTTAAACCAATTAACTTGTACATGATCTTCATCTTCTTCATCAGCATCAGCTTTCATCAAATCGAAAATATAAGATAAATTTATGATTTTTTCAAAATCGTAATCTATGTTAAAGCTAGAAGGCAGACCGCTGATCCAATCAGCGAAACCTTTTATGTTTTTTTCTTTGTGATATTCACTTTTAAAACAGTCAAACAAAAATTGTAATCTATCTTTATCTGATTTTAAAACAATGTTATAATTATCTGCATCGATAGCATTCAAAATATAGATATCCAGAGCTTCTTTGTTTGTTGTCGATGTTGATTCATTGACGAATTGTTGAAATGTTTTGATATTTTTCATTAATCTTTTTTAGTTTTTTCTTCTGTTTGTGGATTTGGATCTTCCATTCTGCCAAGATCCAAGATCGATTTCTTCATCTTGTAAAGAGTTTCATTTTCAGGAGTGCTCTTCATGATCTCAGTGAATGCCATTTTTGTAAAATCTATACATTGTTTGATATCATCAAATTCGAATCTTTTGCTCAGATTGATATTTTTAGGTTTTGCAGTAAATGAAATATACCATTGGTTGCTATCGTCTTTGGACCAATGATTACCAGAAACATTATTAATAGATCCAATGTTTATATCATTAGCTAATATTTCATAACCTCTCAGACTATTACGAGCCACAACAGAAGCCAATCCAGTTGATGCTGAATATCTCTTGGTTTTGAATTTGTATAAATCTTTCTCTTTCTTTACTTCGTTCATGAAACCATCAAAATTCTTTATCATGGTTAGAATATAACTTTTATTTTCTTTGTTTTGAAGTCTATATCGATCTCCTGTGGTTCTACAGTGCCACCGAATTCAAAATTGTTGATCTCGGATTCAAACTGCCAGTTTGAATCAGCTTCAAATTCAAGTTCTTTTACATCATCTTTATCTTCTTCAGGAGTTGTTACTGTGTAATCACCGTAAACCTTTAATATTTCTACATCGAATGAAGATATGCCATGTTTTGTTTCATATATGTTCGTTTTCCATTCTATGGTCATGTCTAACGGATCAACATATTGTTCTCCTTCTACAGGTTTATTGTAAAGATTAACAAATCTATAGCCAAGCTTAGTTTTGAAATTATCAGTTGTGTTAGATTCATTTAAGAATTTATTGAAATTTTTGATCATGATATTAGTTATATTATGTACTATATATTAATATTTTAACAAAAATATCAAAGTTTTATTTCTTGGATTTTTCTTTTTGTGAAACTTTCAATATCTTTTCAACACTCAATGGACTTGGAATCCATCCTCCTTTATAATCTGAAATCTTACTTTTTATAATAGAGAAAGCTTTTTCTATTTTATCTCTTTCCTTTCCTTGGATGTGTATATATCCTCCAGTTTCACAAAAATATTTAATATCTTCTACATTGAAAAGTGAAACCACACCCATCAGAACAGTCCAAGGATCTTCATCCTTCAAAGGTTCTAGTTCATGATTCAACTTGATAAGATCTTCCAACATTATTTTGAATATTGGATTATTCATGTCTCCAATTTTGTCAAATATATTGAATATATTTTTACGATATATGTCAGCATTTATATCATCAGACATCATATAGTCTGTGTAAAGATCCAATCCAAATGCATCAGAAACAACCTTGCTTGGAAGATAGTTGGTGTCTGTTACAAATTTTGGAGTATTTTTGGATTCTTTCAGAAAATTGTTAAATTTTTTAATACGCTACAAATATAGCTATATATGATTTAAAATTTGTATACATTATACAAATTTCTTCTTAAGCAAAGCTTGAACTATTGTTCTACTTTAGCGCTTAAAGGTCTAATCCTAGACATGCTTAATTTTATTTCTTAAACCGAAATTCTTGATATTGTTTGCAGCATTGATATCTCTATCATGTTCAATACCACATTTACAAGTCCATTCTCGATCCTTCAATGTCAGTTCTTTATTGATTATACCACAATTTGAACATGTTTTTGATGATGGTTCGAATCTACCTATGAATATTAGATTTTTTCCATACCATTCAGTTTTATATTCAAGCTGTCTTCTGAACTCACTCCAGCTAACATCCTGAATGGCTTTAGCTAAACAATGATTTTTCATCATCCCATCAACATTCAAGTCTTCTAGAACTATCGTGTTATACTTCTTGGTTATCGAAGTTGTTATTTTATGCAGATTATCTACACGTTGGTTTTTTATTTTCTCGTGTATTTTAGCAACTTTAAGTTTCTGTTTTTTATACCCATTGCTTTGTTCTTTTTGTCCTTTCTTAAATCGTCTAGACAAAGTCCTTTGTTCAATTCTTAATTGCTTTTGTGCCTTTTTATACCATCTAGGATTCTCAAACTTGGTTCCATCAGAAAGTATAGCTAAATCTTTAATTCCTAGATCTATACCTATGGTTGTATTTTCGTCTATTTCAGGTTTAGTTGGACCATCTATTCCAGTATCAACCTGGATAGATATAAAATATTTACCAGTTGTTGATTTGCTAACTGTGCAAGTTTTTATAATGCCTTCAAATGTCCTATCGATAATGATAGGTACCCATTTAAGTTTTGGTATAAATATTTTACTATTTTCTAAATCTATTTTTACATGTTGAGGTAGTTGGAATGATTGTTTAGAGTGTTTGTTTTTAAATTTAGGAAATCCTTTGCCTTTGAAGAAAGCTGTATAAGCATTATCCAGATTGTTTAAGGACATCTGCAATGCCTGACTAGGACTGTCTTTCAACCATGAACATTGTTCTGTTTGTTTAAGCTCTGTCACTTGTTTGTTTAAATCAAAACAGCTCAAATTAACTCTAGCACTAGTGTATGCTGAAATCTTAGTTTCTAAACCTAGATTATAGACGTACCTGACAGAACCAAATATACATTTCAGTTGCTCTGTCTGGAGCAAATTAGGATATATTCTATATTTAAAGGCTTTTATCATTTTCTTTAATATATTATATATAAAGTAAAGCTGGCTCCGTTAGAATTTTTATTTATAGTTGTGAATTATTGATAAATATTTTTGTATAAAAAAATATATAATTAAAACAACTGATAAAAGTATAAATCATGTCTACTAATCCATACACAAAAGTTTTTATCAAAGATCTCAAAAAGTCTTGCAAGGAACATAATGTTGATCTGAAACTAGAAGATTTACCAAAAATCAGATATGCTAAAAACATGTATGTTTCTGGTTATTTTCAGGATGAACCTGCAGAACTTGTCACAGCAGTCAAAATGTCTGAAGATAAATGGTTGTCTATATTAGTACACGAGTCTTGTCACATGGACCAGTGGATGGAAAACACCAATATATGGAAACTTCAAAATTCTGAATATGGAGATATCAATAGCATCCTGGATAATAGATTAAAAGGAGATAAAAATTGTACTGTAAAACAATTCAGAGATGCTTTAAACAGATGTCTTCGTCTGGAATTGGATTGTGAGAAAAGATCAATCAAGAAGATCAAAAAATATAATCTTGCTATAGATATAAAAGACTATATCAAGAAAGCTAATGCTTACATATTCCTATATAGTGTCATGGGATCAACTTACAAATGGTGTGATACTGCTCCATACAAAATAGAAGAGATATATAAAATAATGCCGGATAAGTTTCTTAGAGTCAAAGATTACACTCATGATAAAAAGATGTTAGATCTTTATAAAATGTATTGTTACAAAAATAAAAAGAGCTGATAAAATATATCAGCTCTTTTTCATTTCATATATTTGAAATTAAATACCTAAAACTTTTCTTATATTACTGATTTTGGATTTTATCTGTGCATCCATGGCATCGTAAAGTTCTACTTTACCATCATCAAAGATTGCAAAAGCTAACTTGTACCAATCTTTATTACCTCCTGACAATTTATCAAGTTCCTCTCTCATTTTTTCATTTCTTACTAGAACATAATAAAATGTTACATCTCTTTTGAAAAAATAATCATTGAAATGTGAATTGTTTTTGTATGTTGTGCACCATGCGCTGTCACAATCGTTATTTCTGTGAGCAAATACAGTAAGGCCTAATTTTCTACTGGCTTCATGTGTGTTCGGACTTGCAATGTATAGATCTTTATCATCCTTTATAAGATCGTAATCATCTTCTAGCTCTTTCATTGATGCAGTACCTCTGCTGTTCAATTCGTCTATATAAGATTTGAACTCATCTAATGATTTAAATGTACCTATGTCATTCTTTTCAGCTTTGCTTTTTCCTACTAAAAGATCATATTCTTCTACATAAGATTTGATGCTATCAACAGCATAAGCTTCTTCAATGTACATCTTAGATAACCAACCTACATATTTTTTAGTCTTGGAAGGGTCTATAGCAATGATAGAATCTACAGTCTTTTGAGAAATCTTACCAGCTTTGATGTAAGCTTCTGCTTGTTTCTTGTTTTCGTTTAAATGGATGTTTTTCCATTCATTCATGTTTGTTATGATCATACTATATTTTTATTTTAATTATTAAATTCACCTTTAAGTTTCACATAATCAGGAAGTTTTAATTCAACTTCATTCTCGCCACAATTAAGATCTCCTCCTATATTTTTAGAGCACCCATCCAAAGATATTAATTGATTAACACAACAATTAAAATTTTTTCCTACACTATGTGGACTATTTTCCAATGACATTAATTGATTATGATTGCAATCAAAATCTCCTGTTATTTCAATATCTTTAAACCATACAGGAAATGTTGTCCAATCTTCTCCATCTAAATAAACATTACCTTTCACTTTCTTAAGCTTGACAAACTTAGCATCAACATCCATGAATGATGAATCAAGATTTAAAGGTCCTTCTATCACTTCCTGAGAAAGTAACTTGATGTTCATTTGCATTCTTTTTACTTTCCTCTCTTCAATGTTGCGAGGAACTAACAGGTTTTCATTTACGAATTGTTTAAAATTTGTTATGATCATGTTCTATATTTTTTTAATTTTTAAATTGACCTTTCAATTTAACATAATTAGGAAGTTCTAATTCGCCTTTATTATTTTGGCAATAAAAATCTCCTCCTACATTTTCAGGACAACCTTCCAAAGTTGTTAATTCATTACTTGTACAACTAAAATTTCCTCCTATGTATTCAGGACATCCTTGCAAAGATGTTAATTTGTTATTATAACATTGAAAACTTCCATTTATATTATCTGGACTTCCTTCCAGAGATGTTAAATCATTATATGAACAACCAAAATCTCCTCCTATCTTCCGTGGACAGTTTTTCAATGTAGTTAATTTATTATTATAACAATTAAAATCGCCATTTACTTCAACATCTTTCAGCCATGCAGGTATTTCAGTCCATTGTTCTCCTGTTAACCAAACATCTCCATTAACTTTTTTCAGTTTTACGAACTTTGGATCTATGTCCATGAAGGATTCATCAAGCTTAAGTTCTCCATCTATCACTTCCTGAGAAAGCAGCTTGATGTTAATCTGCTTGAGCTTCTCCTTGCGCCCTTCCAGGTTACGAGGAACTAACAGGTTTTCATTTACGAATTGTTTAAAGTTTGTTATGATTTTACTTTCTCCTAATTTATTTTGTGCTATATCATGTTTGATATCTTTAACGATATCGTTTATCTCTTTTGTTGCATTTTTATCTCCTGATAAAATGTTCTTCATTATAGCATTAAACTCTTTAGCTGGTTTAGAAGATAAAACAGCTATAATATTATTTTTGTATTCTTCGTTTCTGCTATCGTATATAGCATCATTCAATCTCTGCCAGAATCCAGGCCCTAGTCTCAGAGCCATTCTTTCAGAAGCTAAAGAATCTGCAGCTTTTATAACTTTTGTTCTTTCTTCACTTGATAATGAATCATGTGACATCAATAATTCTGTAACTCCTTTTGCCAATTCGTGAATCAGGAATGGAAACGATGTTGCAGTTACAATGATTTTTGGAGTATCATCCTGAAGATCCAATTTTATTTTACCAACACTTGATTCTTCTCCTCCGAAGTTATCAGGAACTACCCAGTATCCGTATTCAGACATCACGCTTAATATAGAATACATATCTACTAAACCTGGATGAATCTTTTTAAGTCCATCAGAAATCAAATGATATGCATATGTAGTTTTTACTGCAGAACCATGAATAAGACTGTTGATGAATTTTCTCTTTTCCACTTCAAGCTCCAAACCAGTTAAATCATCTGCTATTTCTTCTGCATCTTCATCGTCTATGTCAGATAATGAAATCTCACCATGTTTTATCATCTTGGCTTCGAAATCTACATCATCTTCTGATATATTAAATTCTTTACAGATAAGATCTATTGCAAGTTTTTCCAAATCTTCTATATGATCAGCTTCTATCTCGACAACTTCATTGTAAACTTTCATCAACAACATCTGAAGATCCATCATATTTTCTATATCAATATGTTTGTCGTGTACATATGACTGTAACTTATCAACTATCTCTTTGAATCTCTCATCAGCTATAATCTTATCAAAATCTTCATTTGGATAAGCTGGGTTTTTTGCCAAACTGTGAGTTTTAGATTTCAAAGATTTGTCTATATCAGAGTGTCTCTTGTGAGACATAGCTTCGTTTAAAACTTCTGATATAAGCTTGTATGCTTTTGGCTTTGGAGATTCTTTTGGATCTCTTTTTCCAGGTTTGAATGGATTGATCGAAGGCTTAGTTGCAGGTTCTGCAATCTTTGGTTCACTTGGAGCAATCAAAGGTTGAGGCTCTTTTGTGTTCTTTTCGTTTAATCTCTTTTTAAAGTTTGTAAAATCTGATAATTTTTTAAACATAGTTTGTATTTATTTCTTATCTATATATTGAAAAAGAGATGCGTTGCTGCATCTCTTTTGAATATTTTTTAATTAGTCTTTTTTGGTTTTATCTGATATATCAGCTGGATCCGTTCCTTCAGGAACGTTATCAACTATATCAACGAAAGTTCGGTTGTAAATAGCCGCTTCCTTTTCAGAATATGAATCCTGTAATGCTTTGATGAAAGCTTTTGGAGTCTTAGGATCTTTGTTTATTTTTTTATTCCATGAATTACCAATTTCCAAAGTGTAACCGAAATAATTGATCATATCTACTAAAGTTCCTATGACATATTTAGTTCTGCTACCATTTCTGCTAGATTCCACTTTAACTATGAAAGATTTATCCATTTTTGCTTCTAACACTACTTCAATTCCTTCTTTGACATTTTCCTTCTTAGCTTGTTTCAAAGCATCATCAAATATGTTTTTTTCAGGATTGATATTTGCAACAAATGCCAACATGCCTACAACTTCTTTCTCGTTGTCATCTGTAGCCTTCATTAAGGCATCGTAAAGTTCTTTACCAGTCTTGAAAGATCCTGAAACAGTTTCATCTTCTTTCAATCCTAACAATTTGTGCATTTTACCTTGTTTAGGCTTAAATTTATCAGAAAAGAAGTTTTTCTTTTCATTAACAAAATCTTCAAATCTTTTGATCATCTTTAATTTTATTTTTTATGCTTTATATATTATTTTAAGAAGCTGGTTGTTCAGGTTGTTCAGGTTGTTCTGCTGGAGCTTCTGCAGCTGGAGCTTCTGCAACCGGTTCTTCACCAGCTGGTTCTGCAGCTATTTCCTCGGTTGGAACTTGTCCAAGTTTTCTCATTTTCGCTTTTTTGTTCTCTTCTATCTCAATATCAGTCAGTTTTAAAATCCTCTTGATCAAGTAATCTATATCGAAGTATGACTCTGGAGCTTCTTTTGGAATATTGGTTAATAGATTTGCAAGAATGTTTGCTCTCTTTTCCAAGATACCAATCTCTTTCCACTCTTCGAACATGTTGTTCTGATTGAAACGAACATTGATAGAATTTATAAAAGAAGCATCGTTCTTCAATTCTGGAAATTCTAATAAAGTCTGTATGATCAAAGGTTTCACAATGATCTCTTTGAACATAGCTCTCAATCTGGATACAAAATTAGTAAATCTCATTTCATCACGAGTCACCTCTGATGCATCAGAGAATATGTTACCACCACCAGTTGAGCCATCAAGACGTGATGCCGGAACTTTTGAACTTCTCTTCAGAGCTCCCATGAACCAGTTCAACATGGATTCTTCGTTAAGATCTGCCGTATCTGGTTTTATCATTTCTATACTAGGAGTTCCAGATTCAGATTCAGGAAACCACCATTGTTTACTGAAAGGTATATGAGCTGAACCATTGATTGATACTGTTCCCATTTCATCATTAAATGATACTTCATCTTTGTAATCAGCTATCAACTGTCCTATCTCTTCCTCTGCTCTGGTTTTTGATAAACCTCCAACAGGGATGATGAACTTCTGATACATTGTAGCATTCATGATATTGAACATGATACGAGACTGTTCTATCAATTTCAACTGATTGTAAGGCCGTATTAAATTCTCAACATAACTGGTTTCGAAAATACCAATGCTGTTGTTTCCAGAATATGCCAGATATATGATAGAAGAATCCAACATGATTTTTCTATTTTGTATATCGTTAGGATGTTGTATCCATACTTTCTTTCCTGACATAGGTTCTACCGCAGGAACCAGTGTTGCAGGATCCAACATTTTTATATCTATGATCACCTTCTGTCTGTCATCGTATACAATCTCGAAAGCCAAGTAACCATCGACAATGAATTGTCTGAAATAGTTCCATGCTGTGATACCATCGTTAAATCCTAGTGTATTGTACACTTGTTCGAATATCTGATAATAACGGTCTTTTACTTTCTTTGCTACATTCTCTTTGAGATCTACAGGGAAACAGAATTTTGATCCATCGTCATAATCTATTGCATCATCACAAACTATTGTGATATACTCACTGATCTCACCTTTGACAGAATACTGTCTCAATATCTTCTGTTTTTCAGTATATGCAAAATTCAAAAATGCAACAGATTTCTTTTCTAGAACTTTAGAAACAGCTCTTCTTGAAAAAATATCATACATGCTACCAGATGTAGCAAGAGTATTAGGATCTTCATTTATTCCAGTTGCACTAGAATTCTTGAGGATCATATCATCGTATTTCATACCCCAGTTCCATGAGGAAAGATCTCTCAATACTTTATTGTAGAAAGATTTATTGCCTATGTTACTAGGTGAGTACTGTATCTGACGATATGGGTTTGCTGATCCTGCCATGTGTTATGTATATATTATGTGAAGCTTTGCCAGAAAGAGAAAGAAGCTTCTAATCTTTTTAATTCTTCTTTCATAGCTTCTATATTGATTGCTACATCTCCTGGTAATTTATAAGTATAAGTTTCTAACATATTTATTAGATCCATTTTACATAGAATTACACAATAGTCTTTGAACAATTGTGTAGCAGCGATGAAATCATCTCCAACATATTTGACAACCATTGCATTGAGTTCATCATGTCTGATATGATCCAAAATAGTCAATATATTATTTGTTGTATTATAAAAGAATTTCTTTGTATTATCAGTTTCGTTTCTTACATTGACTGATACAACTGTTAAAACATCTCTACCAAGGTGAGCTTGTTGAGTCAATAATTCGAAATTATCTTTCAATGATATATTTTCATAATATCCAGCAAATTTGCTATTCTTTTTGAAATAATCTAAAGCTCTGTCGATGTTCATATCGATCATATCGACAGAAAATAATTCTGGTAATTTACATCCATAAGTCAATCTTGTTTTAATGTAATATTTTACTTTTTCCAATTGATCTTTATTTTCCATTTTTAATGTTGTTTAGATTGTTTAAATCTTCTATTGATTTATTCAGATTCTCTCGAGTAGTTTTAAAATCTTGCATGCTTTTTTCTAAAACTTTATCTATATCCTTCCAATTGTTCATAGTATCCTTCATCAGGTTCTGATGCCTTTCATCTCTAGTCTTCAGTTTGGCCTTCCAGATCTGAGCAAGTTTGCCTTCATCTACATTAGTGAACACTTGGCTGTTCATAGTCAGAAATCTTTCAAGTTGTGTAAAGCTGATTTCGTACACTTTGTTTACGAGCCTGAGATCGAATTCTCTGATCGAATATTCGAAACCTATTGCAGATAACATCTGATATACATTTTCGTAAGATATACCATTCATGGGTTGTTCTTGCATTCCAGCTTTAGTCTTATCATCTTTGGATTTAAGTAAGTTTTCTTGACCATCAAACATCTTATCGAATAATCTGATCCTGAGCTTCATCGGAATGAAATTGATACTTAAACCGAAAACTATCTTGGTATGTTCTAGTTGTTTCCAATCTGTGAGAAGTATTGGAGCATATTGTTCCAGTTTGGAACTCTTTCCTTGAAGATTGTAAAGAAGGAAATAGAACTTACCAGCAAGCATATCTGACAGATTGACAACAGAAACACCATCTGAAGGAGATTGTAGTTTATCTATCATCCATTTCGATGAATTGTTAGATAGTTTTTCTCCTTCAGTTCTGTAAAGAAGCTCTAAGTTATCTAATAGTTTTCCCAATTTACTCTTTGATTCTGTTTAAGTGTTTCTCAGTGATGATGTAGAATTCAAGATCTCTTGCTTTGCAATATTCTTTAGCTCTCTCCCATTTGTATACATTTTTTGTATATGTCTTGATCTGGTATTCGAACGATTCCAGTTTTTTAGAATTTGCATTCTTTGGCAACACTGGCGGCTTCGTTTCGTTCAGAGGTTTAACTTCCAACACCATGCGTTTGAATTTGTCTGGGTTGCCGTCTATACACATTTCAACATAGAAATCAGGATAATACCTGTGAGGTTTACCCATCATGTCGTTATATTTGATCTCTATGAATTCAGCACCCCATCTTGCAACTTTTCCTGTACCTGATAAATAATCCAACCATATCATGATCCTTTTTTCCCAGGATGATCTGAAATACAAACCACCTTCATTGTTCAGTTTGATCACCTTGTTTTTGTTCTGTGGTGTATACAGTCCTTGCTGGTAGTTACCTCTCTGTGTCGGTTTACTATTAAGCATTTAATACATAATGGAATTTCTGTTTGTCTGCTGTAGAATAAGTGACGTCTTTTATATCTTCTATAGTGATGACGTCTTTAAATTTCTTTAAATATTTTTCACCAGTTCCTTTCAAGCAATAAGCCAATGTGATATGAGGAACATACGCATCGTAATCTGATTTATAAGGAAACTCTTTCAATTCTTCATGAAGAGCTATAAGTTCTTCAGAAGGTATGACTGCGATCTTGACAACATCGAATTTCTCATTATCGAACATGCTGATTTCTGAAATCTGAACTGTGAAAGGTTCATACTGCATGATCACTTTTTCTACATCTTCTGGAGTTGCTGCATCTTCATCATCTTGTTCAGAAACCAAACCGTACAAAGCTGTTATATGGACATCGTCCTGTTTTCCAAATCTGTTCGGGTTTTCAGGATCGTTGTATAAATCTTCATCAGATATCTCGTCTTGCATCTTTCTGATTATATCTATAGAGTCGCCATTTGTGACATCCAACATCACACATCCGTAACTGTATTTTGCTTTCTCCTCTTTTCCTTCGTTTAGAAAAATATGATCAGCAATACCAATACGACCTTTTTTATGAATAGTGTTCGAAGCTTCTAAAATTTTAGAAGCTAAAGATCTTTGTTTTAGAAACCCTTTGAAATCTAACATGTTACAAGTTTTTATTTTATGTTCTATATATCGAAATTTTACAAATGGTGAAGTCCTTCACCATCATTTGCTCTATCTAGAGACATTAATCTGATCAAGTTGTCAGGATCACCCTTCTTCTTATGAAGTTCGTTGTAACCTGCTGCAATACCTCGTTTGAAAATTTCTGTGTAGTAAGAGAATGCATCAGTGTATTTCTCTTCATTGAATTTAGACCAGTTATCGAACAGGTTTAATAATCCTGTCTGTATACAATCCTTACGATCGTCAGGATTGGAATACACCATCTTGCGAATTGCTCTGTCTGCAATCTTTTTTAGCATCTCTTCAGCATCTCTGGTTAAAAAACCGTACGCTTTGGAGATCACGATCTGTTTGTAGATCTCTTTTTTGTCAATATAGAAATTGTTGATATTATCAGCCATCTTTGGAGCTTTAATTTTTTGGTTGCTGTTTTTAAAAATTATAAGGCTTTAGATGGCGTAAAAATGGTAATTACTATATTGTATGCATGTCAGAGAGAAAAGTTTAGAACATAAAAAAAGGTGTAGATTTCTCTACACCTTTTTTATTTACGGTTTTTGATTATGGCTATTAATGCTGTGTTTTAGCATGAATAAAAGTTATAATTTCTTTGGCTCTTTTCAAATCATGCTCTTTATGTTCTAGTTCATTATTCAATCTATCTATGATTGGTTGATAAACTTTTTTTACACAATCAACAGCTTCATCTAATGTTATATTCTTATTTAAAATAATATTTATAACATCTTCTAGTTCTTCCTTACTAGGTGAATCACATAACAATACATATAGTTCCATTACTAAGCACTCAAACGGTGCGTATAGATCTTAATATGTAATTTTTTACGAGCACATACGATAAAATCTTGTATGTTATCCTTACCCCATTGGCTGTTGACTGCTACATCTTTATTGCCAACTTTAATAATATCTTCTAAGTTTAAAAAGAATCTACCTTTGTTTGCTTTATTGACGTTTTGCGCTATTTCAAACCCGGAATGTAATTCCTTTCTAGGAAATAAATTCTGTAACGTATCAAGTGTTACATCTGGATGCTCCTTAACATAGTCGCTTACTACAGCAAGAACCAAATGCCCTTTACCGTATTTTTCTCCTTTGAATGTGTACTTTGAATAGTCTCTTGCTGATTTTGTTAAATTTTTCATATTATTTGTTTTTTTTTTCAATAAACAACATTGTCTATTGGTTTAGCAAATTTATGAATACTTTCGATTTTAGTTGTTACACCCTAATATAAAAAAGTTACACATTTATTACATTGACGAAACTAAAAAAGCCGCACATATGCGGCTTTTTTAGTTTTTATATGATTAAATTTATTTAACCATCGATTTTGTAAATTCTAACTGCTTGGATTTGATATCTTTAAGAGCTTGTTTCTTTACTTGCTCTGTAACGATCAACTTCTCCATGATTGAGTTCAAACCTTCAGATTCATCAGTTGAACTGATTGCAACTTGTAAAGATTCAATGTTCTCTTTGATTACGTTAAGATCTACAGTGATCTCTTTTTCTTTATCTTCTAAAGAACGCTTTGTTTTATGTTCTGTTGTCAAATTGTTCTCATAGAAATAAGTAACATCGCAATCAAACTGACGTTGGATATCATTAATCAATTCAGCAGTCGATACATATTCAAATAAGCTAGTTCCTACGCGTTTATCACATGTATAAACATACATTTTACCACTATGGTTGAAACAGTAAGCTTCGTTGTAAACATTGATGATGTTGCTAACTTTAGTAACTACATCTAATTCAATGAATTTATCTACATTCTTTATAGCTTCAGCGATAACAGGATAGAAATTTCTCTTTAACATCGGAACGATAGGAGAATTGAAAATGTTTTCTAATGTCATATCTTCTTCGATTGCAACATCATTGATGTAAACTTTTTTACTATCTGTAGCTAAACTGATTACTAAGTTCTCATCGATATGGTAATCTATTCTGTTTTCTCTGAAATCAGCAAATTTTAAAGATTCTTCAAGAATACGTAATTTTTTCAATTTAACTTCATCAGTAACTTGTTCAGAAAGATCACACATTGAAATTTTTGACTCTTCTAATAAGAACCAACGATCTTTGATGTAAACCATATGCCCTTTATCTACAGTCTCAACGATTGTATAAACTGAGTCAGCTTTACCTGTATGCTTTAAATTCATTCTCTCTTGTGGAGTAGCTTTGAATTTCAACATGAAATGCTTAACTTCGTTGATCCAATCATAAATTGATAATTCGTTAAGGATTTTTACCATACGAGCATCATTATCAGCTTCGTTGATAGTGTTTAAAACAACTTGCATAGGATGGCGTAATAATTCACCAGTGTTCTGACGTTGCAATTTCTTGTAAAGATCCTTTAGATCATAAACTAAAGAATTATTTAACATATCATCGTTCATGCTCTCAACAAGAGATTTCACATCTGAATCGTATGTGTAGATTTCTAACCTTTCAGTCAAAGATGTAGTTACTTCCTTCTCAGATAAGTTATCGAAGTTATTAAGGAAAGCTTCAACGATCTGACAAACCTCTTCCTGATCTAAAGTAAGAGAGTTTTTGAAGTTGAATAATTTAAGTTTCAAATTGTCCATTTGATATATTTATTTTTTGTACCTATTCAGGCTTTTGTGATAGTATATATTTAAAAAATCTAACCCTTTTTTGCTAATTCTGATTTTAATTTATAAATTTACCTTTTAAATCAACATAATCTGGAAGTTCCAATTTATATTTGTTTCCATAACAATAAAAATCTCCTCCTATATTTTCAGGACATCCTTCCAGAGATGCTAAATTGTTATAATAACAATCAAAATCACCTCCTATATTTTCAGGACATCCTTCCAGGGATATTAATCTATTTCTAGCGCACTTAAAACTTCCTCCTATTTCTTTTGGGCAGTTTTTCAGTGTTGTCAATTTATTACCTGAACAACTAAAATTACCATTTACTTCAACATCTTTCAGCCACTCAGGAATTTCAGTCCATTCTAATGACGATAACCGAATATTACCATTCACCTTTTTAAGTTTTACGAACTTTGCATCTATGTCCATGAAGGATTCATTTAGCTCTAAATCTCCATCTATCACTTCCTGAGAAAGCAATCTGATGTTCATCTGTTTACGTTTTACATGTCTTTCTGCAAGGTTGCGTGGAACCAACAGGTTTTCATTGAATTGTTTAAAGTTTGTTATCATGATCTATATATTCTATGCAGGATCTGTGTTCAGATGATCTGTTGATAAATTATCAGGATTTCCGTATTTGATATAAGTATCCCATTGGACTCTCTTGTTTGCCAAAAAGAAATGCGTGCCAAATACTCCTGGAGCTGTAATATTTTCTTTTCCTGATAATAATGCCTGCATTGAAGCCAAAGATCCATTGTCACCTAGATCCATTGCTGGAAAAACACTCTTCACTTCGAAAGAATATTTGATAGCTATTTTGTTATCAGAAGACATGTTACTTTCTCTTGGAATAGTCATTTCTATACCTTCAGGTTGCTGCATGATGCCTTTGATACTTATTCCTCTGTGGTCAAATTCTAGGTATTTGTAAACCTGTAAAATAGACTGTATCTTAGATATGGCAACAAGAACATCCCTTTCAGAAGATAATTGTATTTCTAAACTAAAAGAACATGTGATTGGAATTGGAACCACCTTAGAATAAACTTTCAATATCTCACTCTCAGATTCGAGATTAGATCTGATCCATACATTAGGATTTGCCATTTCACCAAAATTTGCAGCCACAGATTCCAAATAAATATGTCCTCTTGGTATGATATCAGTGTTAAGTTCAACTCTTTTATCAACAATATCATCAACAAATGAATCCATTAAAAACCTTTCATCTCCTGATATGCTATAATAGAAAGGGACTGTAACGAGACGATTTTCTTTCTTGAAACGATTGATCCACCATCTCCTATCTTGTAGTTTGGCGATCACTGCGATTATGAGATCTCTATAATAGACATCGTCATAGTTCATTAAATGATCGATAGATAAATTTTCTTGGCCCATTTTTATTTATTTTTAAATTTACCTTTTAATTTTACATAATCAGGAAGTTCTAATTTAACTTTATTATCACTACACCAAAAATCTCCTCCTATATTTTCAGGACAACCTTTCAGAGATGTTAATTTGTTCCATGAACAATTAAAACTTCCTGCTATATTTTTAGGACATCCTTCCAGAGATGTTAATTCATTATTATAACACCTAAACTCTCCTCCTATCTTCTGTGGACAGTTTTTCAATATTGTTAATTTATTGTCTGAACATAAAAAACTTCCCAATATTTTCACATCTTTCAACCATTCAGGAATTTCTGTCCATTGGTTTCCTGTTAATGTAACATCGCCATTAACTTTCTTGAGCTTGACGAACTTAGCATCGATATCCATGAAAGATTCATCAATCTTCAAATCTCCATCAATCACTTCCTGAGAAAGTAATCTGATGTTCATTTGTTTGAGTTTCTCCTTGCGGCCTTCTATATTTCTAGGGACTAGTAAATTCTCATTTACGAACGTCTTAAAATCTTTCATGATCTATATATTTATTTAACATGTCTAAACAATATTCGATATTCAACATATATTAAAAACTACTAAATTAGACAAAAATGGTAAAAGAGCTTTTATTTTGGGAAAAATATGCCCCAACAAACATGGAAGAAGCTATAGTTCTTCCTAGAATTCAAAATATTGTCAAGGATGGTATTCAAGTAAATCTGATGTTTGAAGGCACTGCAGGGTGCGGTAAATCTTCATTAGCAAAATTGTTAACGAAAGGAAAAAACTTTAAGAAGATCAACGCATCCAAGGATACAGGAATTGACACTTTGAGAGAAGACATATATGAATTCTGTAACACTCAATCTATTTTTGATGATAATACTGGGTTTAAATATGTGTATTTAGAAGAGTTTGATAAAGCAACATCGGCATTCCAGGATGGATTAAAAGATTTCATAGAAGAATATCAGGACAAAGTTCGTTTTGTTGCTATAGTGAACAATCTTGCAAAGATCAGTGATCCTATACAGTCCCGTTTCAATATCATCAAATTCACTCCTATCAATGACGAGGAGCGTAAATTCATAATGAATGCTATGTATAAACGTTGTCAGCATATTTGTGAAAAAGAGGCAATGACGATAGCAAAGGAAGATCTTGCAAAGATCATCAAGAAGAATTCTCCTGATATGCGTAGGACTTTGAATAATCTGCAACTCATCAAGATCACAGGCAATGTAAGTGTTCTTTCTGGAGCTGCTGCTTCTAATACAGAGTTATATAATTTAGTCATATCGAATGGAACAGCTTCAACAGATCATGACTATCTTATGGCAAATTATGTTGATACACCAGAAGAAGCTCTGATCTCTTTAGGTAGGCCATTCTATGAATGGACAAACAAAGAGAAGCCGGAAATGATTTCTAAATGGCCTATGGTTTTACCTATATGGAACAAATACATGTCATACTATAGTACAACTTTAGATCCTATTATTTTACTAATGGGATTAGTTTCAGAATTGAGAACTGTTTTAAAAAAATAAAAATATGGAAAAAACCAAAAATGATGAAATAATCGAATTACGTCATATAAAATATAGTGAATTGCATTTGATGTTCAGCAGACTAGTTATAGATGTTCAAGAACATCCTGAAAATTACATCAACGGTGAAGGCATTACTGAGTTTATAGAACAGGAAAATTTCAGAAGATCCTTATTTGAAAAATAATAAATAACAAAAAATAATATAATCAAAATGAACAAAGAATTTTTAGTCATGGAATACATGAAAAATGTAGATATGAAAAATCCAAATTTATCTTTCAGAGAAATAAAAGAAGGTTTAAAGAGGATTTTACAAGAAGAACCAGCAATCAACATCAATTACGAAAATGTTGAAGTGCTGAACGAGATCATGAAGACTTCTGAGACAAAGGAACGTATGGCAAGCATTGATATCTTCTTTACAGAAATAGGAATAGGAGACAACGAAACACCAAAGAAAGTAACCTTTTTATTATAGTATATGCAATACAACCTTGTCATAGATTTAAATTACATATTCATGAAGAACGTGTTTTCGCTCAATAAAGTAAATATGCTTTATGGTGAACTTGAAAGATCTCTTCAGAAGAATGTGGACAGTCTTAAGAAATTATACAATTTCGAAAATGTATATCTTGCATGTGATGGCAATGGTGGTTCATGGCGCAAGGCTTTATACCAAGAATATAAAGCAACACGTAAAAAAGACTCTACTATAGACTGGGAAAAAGTTTACCAGATGTTTGATAATTTTAAAAAGAAAATCAAAGAAACTGGTAGTTTCAAAGTTTTGGAAGCTCCTCATACAGAAGGTGATGATTGGATATCTTATATAGTCAAACAGAGTAATTCAGAAGCTATATCAGTTCTGATCATAACATCGGATAAGGATATACTACAAGAAGTGAAAATACAAATGGATATACCTTCGTACATGAACATCATGATGAACAACGAGATGTATAACGAAAAAATGTATATACCAGTAGGCTATGAGATGTTTTTACAGAAATTTGGTGGAGGTTCCAATTCTTTATATTACGGAACCGATGAAGGAGATGTTGAGCAACTTGTTTACAATCTGATGAAAGGCAAAACAGTAGAAGAAGTTTTTTACGAAGAGAAACTGTTTATCAAATTGGTCTCAGGTGATAAAGCTAGTGATAATATAGAATCTGTATACGAAAAGAATGGAAGAGGCATAGGTGGCAAAGGAGCTGAAAAGATCTATGCTAAAT